TCTGGTGGTAACGGAGCAAATGGTTCAGCATATGGTTCTGGTGGCGGCGGTGGCGGATCGACCATTGGTTCTGGAGACCGAAGCAATGGTGGTAATGGCGCGCCGGGAGCAGTAATGATTACAACATATTTCTAAACCATGGAAATCGACGACTGGGCAATCATCAACACGGCAGGCAACTGGATCGAGATGGTCATCCGTTGGGACGGGAATACGGAAACTTGGCCGCTCCCCGAAGGAACATACGCAGTTAAACGAAAAGATTTAGATTATTCAACTATTAACGAGAAACCAGAAGAATGAACGACAATACTGCTATCAATGGAATTTTAGGAACATCAACTTCATTAGGTGGCGTTGCCATTTCTCTTTTCCCTCAAGTTGAGGCATGGGTTCGCTTAAGCGGTGCTGTTGTCGGCTTGGTTGCTGGCATTCTTACTTGCATCTACATGATTCAAAAAATTTCAAAAAAATGAACCCTAAAAAAATTGCAATGTTGCTCATTCTGGTTTCTTTTACTTTTCTCGGAATGGCATTCTTAACGGGATGCGAAACCCTCGGAATATCCCTTGAAACTCAATACGGAAGATTCACCTACGAACTACCAGAACCGAAAGGAACAAAAAAATGAAAATCGTAAATATCCTACTTGAACGGCTGTCAGAAAACAGCACATGGCGCGGAATCATTCTTATTGCTACCGCTGTTGGTGTAAAACTTGAGCCGGAACTTCAAGAATCAATCATCGTTGCTGGCCTTGGATTGGTCGGCCTAATCAATATTATCCGTAAAGGAAAATGATTCCCCAATCCAGACCTCAACAACGACGAGAAGTTTCTGAAAAACACCTGTTGAAAGCAGGCGTTTCAGATAAACTCGCGTTGTTGGGGATTCGCGGATACTTTAAAGACACGATGGGCGTGAGGGGAAAGAACGATAGAGGTATTTACGATGATGCGATTTTCGTAATTTCTCCTTCTGCTTATGTTTCCTTCAACGCCAATACTGACCCGTCTTACCATAAAACGGGGGTTGCCGTTCTTCTTCCCGGACTTTATCGTTATCGCAAAGGAAAACATGGGATTTCTAAAGGTCCGGGATATGATGCTCTCCGTCCCGCGACCGCGAATGAAGCATTACCAGTTATGCGAGACGGAAAAGGAATTTCTACTGGTTATCACATCAACATTCATAAAGGATCGTTGAGTTCTACATCATCATTAGGATGTCAAACAATACCTCCATCACAATGGCTTGCTTTCCAGACTCTTGTATATGAGCAAATGAACAGGTATTGCCAAACGACAGTTCCATATTTGTTAATCGAAGCGTAATATATGCCTAAACAATTTAATTGGGTTCCAAGTTCGCAAGGCGGAAGTTGCCAATCAACAAATCTTGATTGCAATTGGCCTATTGTTGGCGCAACGGGCGGAGTCGGCGCAACAGGAGCGACTGGCGTTATCGGAATGACCGGATTGCAGGGAGCAACCGGAATTCAAGGGCTAAAAGGAGCAACTGGATTTGGCGCGCAAGGACCGCAGGGGGCTACTGGCGCGATTGGGCAACAAGGGGCAACCGGAAGTGGCGCAACAGGATTAACGGGAGCCAGCGGAGCGACTGGCCTTCGCGGAAGCACGGGTTTTATCGGAACAACCGGAGCAACTGGCCCGATTGGTATTTCTCCCGTCATTACTCGCAGGAGTTTTACTTTAGAAGGAATTTGGGTTGGTCAAAAAACATTTTTTTATGCTCCTGCTGATGTTGGATGGACTGTTGGTTCCCGTATTCGCGCAGTTGCAGATTCGGCTTATCCTTTTGATTGGGTTGAAGGCAATGTTCTTGGTGTTTCCAATAGTTATGTAATTGTTCAAGTAGATAAAACTCAAGGAGCAGGTCAATACAATGTTTGGGATATTGCTCTTTCTGGTGATGGCGGGAAAGGATTTACTGGAAGCACAGGAACAATCGGATCGACTGGAGCGACTGGATTTCAAGGGGCAAGCGGAATAAATACAATTTACGCTGAAAATAATCCAATACCTCCTTTGTCTCCAGTCGAAGGGCAAAGATGGGTTGATACCGACACATTGCAAGAGTATCAATGGTATAGCAATACTTGGGTTGAAGTAAATTCTCCAAATGTTGGCGCGACTGGGGCAAGTCCTGATGTGTCATCTTTCGTTCAGAAGTCAGGCGACACGATGATTGGGAAACTTGTTGCTCCAGCAGATGCCAATGTATCAAGATTAAATATTGGAAATAACATTGGTTCAAATGTTCCAACAACTACAACAAATGGAGATTTGTGGATAAATGATCTTAATAAATTATCATATAAATCTAATTCAACGAATTATTTTACAGCAGTAACAAATACTCCAAACACATTTAGTTTTAGCACAGGAATTGATGTAAGCAATACCACTCACGCATTGCGAGTTACTCAAAGAGGGACAGGGGAAGCGTTTCGCGTAGAAGATGAAACAACACCAGATGCAACTGCTTTTGTTATCTCTAATGCTGGACGAGTTGGTGTTGGCGTTACTCCAGACGCATCAGTTTCACTTTCTGTTGATACAACAGGAATTAAATTTGGTGATGGAACGATTCAAACAACCGCTTCTGTTGCTGGCGCAACAGGATTGAGAGGTGCAACTGGAGCGGGAGCCACAGGAGCCACAGGATTTATTGGCGCGACCGGAGCCACAGGATTGCAGGGCATCTCTGGGAATATTGGGTCAACAGGAGCAACAGGAATTCAAGGAATTTCTGGAAATATTGGATCAACAGGAGCAACCGGAATTCAGGGAATTCAGGGAATTCAGGGAGCAACCGGAGTTCAGGGGATTCAGGGGATTCAAGGCGCAACTGGAATAGGAACGCAAGGAATTCAGGGTGCAACTGGAGTGGGCGCAACAGGAGTTCAGGGAATTCAGGGGATTCAGGGATTTCAAGGCGCAACTGGCCCAGCAGGCGGGGGCGGGACATCAGTCGCGGGTAATGTCTGGACATTTACTGGAAATGGATCGACAGCAACTTGGACATTGACAGGAAACACTACTGGGCCTACAAATTCCGCATTGTATTTAGCGGCAGTTGATGGAATACTTCAAGCACCCGCGAACTACACGATCAATAATGTTTCGCCAAGAACAATTACAATTTCAACAGTTCCAAACGGCAGTTCACTCGTTGTAGTTTCACTATCAAACGCATAACAAAATCAAAACAATGTCTTGCAATAACAATAATCAAAATTCGCCTTGTTGCCCTGAAATTCCTTACCCTCAAATTTCAGCAGAATCGGTTCCTTCATTGATTGGAAATCTTGTTTATGCGCTTTACGGAGTTATCAACAAAAGCGTGGTCAATGGCCGTGTTGTTTGGGATATTCCGTGTGATCCGAATAATACTACCGAGGTTGAACAGATTCCGCGAGAAGAAGGGGAAGGATTGCTGTGTTACCTTCTTCGTTTGTTTGCAAATTCGCTTGATAGCTATGGTCAGTTTTTGCGGTGGGGGTTTTCTACTGTTGGGCAAACCCAATTTACTTTGACAGGAGCATGGCAACCTGACCGAAACGCCTATATCGTTTATGTAAACGGAGTCGTTCAAGACCCAATTTCCTACACCATTTCGACAACTCTTCCGAGAGTTTTGACAAGATCAGTTGCTCTTACAAGCGGACAAACATTGACTGTTGTTGAGCTTTCCAGCAAAAAAGGAGAAACCGGAGCTACTGGATTTCAAGGAAGCACGGGATTCACGGGATTCACGGGAAGCACGGGGTCGGGCGCAACAGGATTTCAAGGAGCAACTGGAACTGCTGGCAGTGCTGGCCCATTTGGAGGGATAAGATGGGCTTATTTCGGAAACGGAACGCAGACTCAATTTGTAATAAATGGAGCAACGACAGATAATGCTATTGGTTATCAAGTCACAATTGATGGAATTGTTCAAGACCCGAATAATTATTCTGTGTCAGGAACAACGCTTACCATGTCTTCTCCTGTTCCTGATGGTTCTGGAATTGTAATAATAAGCCTAAATGGAATTGCAGGTTTTCAAGGCGCAACAGGGCCAAGCGGAGGGCCAATCGGAGCAACTGGCGCGACAGGGGTTGGCGCAACTGGATTGCGCGGAAGCACAGGATTTCAAGGCGCAACAGGATTTGGAGAAACTGGCGCGACTGGATTTCAAGGTTCTACTGGGCCGTCAGGAGGCCCGACTGGCGCAACAGGATTTACGGGGGCAACAGGAGCCGCCACACCAGCAGGCGGAACAAGATGGGCATTCACAGGGGACGGAACTCAAACGGCATTCACGATTACGGGAGCGGCAACAAATCTCGCAACGGCATATCTTGTTGCTATTGATGGAGTGGTTCAAGACCCAAACAATTATACTGTTAGCGGAACCACACTCACGATGTCAACAGAAGTTCCAAATGGTTCTGGACTGGTGATTGTGTCAATCACAGGACAAATAGGCGCAACAGGACTTGCTGGATTTGGTGCAACTGGAGCAACAGGAATGCAGGGAATTCAGGGAATTCAAGGCGCAACTGGAAATTCTGGAGCGACAGGAAATTCCGGAGCGACAGGAGCAACGGGAATTGGAAACCCCGGAGCTACTGGCGCGACTGGTTTTACAGGAGCAACTGGGCCAAGTGGAGGACCAATTGGCGCAACAGGCGCAACTGGTTTTCAAGGTGCAACAGGAATTCTTCCTGCGTCTAATTTTGGGAATGTGTGGTCATATACAGGTGATGGAACGCAAACAGTATTTGCAATCACTGGAGGACTCTCTATAATTTCTGCCGCTTACCTCGTTACAATTGATGGCATCGTTCAGAAAACAACAAACTACACAATCAACAATGTCATCCCAAGAACATTAACATTTAGTCAAGCGGTTCCAAACGGATCAGAAATCAACATCGTATCACTTTCAGTAGCTTAACAATCAAACAACAATTAAAATAGAAAAACTAAAATTATGCCAATCACTCAATCGACACCAAATGTCATTAAATCAAATGTTTTGCAAGGTTCACCTTTGCTTGTAACCGCTGGAAGTCCAGTAAATTTTTCAAATTTACAATTTGTAAAAAACGGGACAATAAATGGAAGAAATACTTATTTTAATGATGATTTAAATGATAGGGTTACAATTTCTTATACTGGAACAAATTGGAAAATAGAAGAAGTGGACGATGATACTGGCGCAATTCGAATAGTAAATGCAAGTGCTGGCTCTCAAACTTATCCTTGGCAAGCCACATGGCCCGCTGGAACATCTTTTGTTTTTGGAACTCCAGTTGCTAATACAAATTCATTTTTCGGAACAGCAGAAAGTGACCCGCAAACGGGTGGAATTTCTTGGATAGGTGAAAATACAGCAATAGGATATAACACATTAGTTAATCTTGTTTCAGACCCAAGCCAACGAGCAGGCGTAGCTGATAGATGGCAAGCGAGAAGCAATACAGCACTTGGGTCTAAAGCTTTGTCTGAATCTACTGAAGGAAGTTTTAATACAGCACTTGGAGCAGACGCATTGATATTAAATTCTCAATTTGTTCAAAATTCAACTGCTCTTGGATATAACGCTCAAATAACAGCAAGTAATCAAGTTCGTCTTGGCAATACTTTCGTAACAGCAGTCACTTCCCAAGTAGGGAATCTTTCTGACGAGAGAGACAAAGCAGAAATCCGAAACACGATTCTTGGGTTGGATTTCATCAAACAACTACGACCCGTTGACTGGAAGTGGGACTTTCGCGAAGATTATCGTGAAAAAGCACCTGTTCGACCATCAAGTGATGCTACTGAAGAAGAAAAAGAGGCATATAAATTGGCCCATGCAAAATGGCTTGAAGATTCCAAACTTGCAAATATTACGAACGACGGAACACACAAACGCACTCGTTTCCATCATGGCTTGATCGCGCAAGAAATTAAATCATTGATTGAAACGACTGGAGTAGATTTTGGTGGATTCCAAGATCACACAATCAAAGGAGGTGATGAGTGCATGACTATTGGTTATACTGAATTGATTGGCCCAATGATCAAGGCAATCCAAGAACTTTCTGCTGAAGTTGCTTCTTTGAAAGCTCAACTGAACCCCTGATATGCCATACGAAAAAACAAAAAAGGAATTGCCTGGCGGGTTCATAGACCTCGGCGAGAAAATGAAAAGCATGGAAATCATGCCGATTATTGAAACCGCCGAGGACGCTCCTGAAGTTCATTACCCTTCTCTGTATTTTTCGGATGCTAAAGGATTAGATGGCTTGCCAAAAGAAGGCAAGGCAACTATCTATTTCAAAAAAGTAATGGAGCGTAAAGAGACCATTACGCAAAACGGAAAAACCGAAAAAAGAAACTCCGTAGAACTTTGTATTTACGGAATCAAATCCGAGGATGATGAATCCGAAGAATCCGAAAAAATGGACGATGAAGACGCCATTGAGAACGGACTTGAAGAAGCTGAAAACGATTAAAAATATGACAAACCCAATGCCGCCAGAAATGGCTATGCCAGCCGAACAGGCTCCTGAACCAACTTCGCAAGGTGGCGAGGTTTCAATGTCGATCCCAAAAGCAGATTTTGACAATCTGTATGATTTAATCATGCAGTTGGCTTCTGTTCTGGAAAACATGAAATCTACTGTGGACACTCAAGAAATGGCCGCTCAAGAAGGAATGCCTATGGAGCCAGAAGGCGTGACTCCAAACGATGCCGCCGATCTTGAAATGTTCGCAAAAGAACTTAATTCTCGAAGCGTATAAAAGATGTTCGTATCCCAAATCTATGAGGAATGCGCAGAGATTTTAGGAACGACGAATTCGGAAAAGGTTTTCCGAAAAATCTCACAGGCGGTTCAAACTTTGATGGAGAGCGGCCACTGGTCGCATTCCACGGCTGAAATTGACATTTGCACAGGCTGGGACGGTCAAAGCGTAACCTTGCCTCGCGGTGTTGATACCCCATTGGCAATCAATGTTGATGGTTCGCCTGTTTATTTCAGGAACCGCTTGTTCCAATATCATGTGAACAAAGGCGGAAAATTTAATCCTGTCTCTTGGGCTTGGGATGATCGTGGATATACGCCAACAATGATGGAAATCCGCGAACCTTCACAACTGATCGCTATTGCGGAAACAGAAAATGATGTTGGCAAGCAAATTCGCGTCATTGGAATCAATGGGAATAATGTTCCTTTGAGATGCCAGCTTGAAAATGGAACCGCTTTGGATGGATTGCTTGTTTCGATTCATTCAATGAAAGATTTCCCATACGGAACGATTCTTCCGGATGATCAAACAGTCGAAACAAGGCTTGTTTCAATTGACCCAATTACAAAATTCGTCAACGACAATGGGCAACCGCATCAACTTGATTCTGGCGAAGGAATGAATATCCAGAATGAATCTGGCGTTATTCCAATTCCGCTGTATAACGGCCAAGTCGCATATGTTGGCATTCTTGACGCAATTACGATTCAACTTTTCAATGATCAAATAAATGCGGTCAATGGGAATTTCCCGATTGAAATGGAAAGCATTGTTTCTGCTGGAACAATCAAGATCAAGGACAGTAAGCCAAGTCAGGTCGTGACGGCAATTAACATGTATTCCCCCGTTCCCGTTCCCGTTACAACAGGGAATCCTGTTGCGTTTCCTGATACGATAGCACTTTTGCCTTCACCTTTAGAAAAAAAGGTTACCTATTTTGCGAATTTAATTAGCAACACAGAACTTGACATATTTGAATCTTACGAAGACGCGCAAAACAACATTAATCCAATTTATGTTCAAGGTCCGAGCGGAATTCCTTTCCCGATTGACATCAGAAAAGAACTTCTTCCTGAAACAAAACTGACCTTTGCAATTCCGCATTATTTTTTACAGGGCGATCAAATTCAATGTTACACGGCTGGCGGAACACTCCCAAATCCTTTGATTCCGAATCAGAATTATTTCGTTAATGTTGTTGATCCTCTCACAATCACGATTCACGAGACGCAAGCGGACGCGATAGCTTCTAGTACAACGAATTTTATCAATCCGATTAAAATTATTGATGCTGGTAGCGGCACAAATTACATCGTCAAACTCCTTTCAAGCACATTCCGAAGCGGCGAAACATCGCAAATTACAGCGTCCGGCCTGAATATTGCCCCGCCGACTGGTTCTGGAGCTAGTTTCCAAGCTGTTGTTACGGGTTCAGTCAGGGCTGTTCAAGTGACAGCGCAAGGCAACGGCTACGCGACTGTTCCCGGAGTTACTTTTTCAGAACCTCCTGATCCTCCGATTGGTTCTGGACAACAGGCAGAAATTGCAACCGGATACGCAATCATCAATACATTTAACACAAAACTTGAGCAGATCATCATCACAAATCCCGGATTCGGATATACTTCTCCGCCTGCAATAACGATTGATCCTCCAACTGGCGCGAGTCCGCAACAAGCAACCGCGTCAGCAACAATTCAAACATCTTTTGTTTCCTATTTCCGAAAAGTTTCTGGCGGAAACAACTATACGCAGGCACCGCAGGTTCAAATCACTGGAGGCGGAGGGTCGGGGGCAACCGCGCAGGCCGTTGTAAATAATACTGTGTTCAATATCAGTTCAATTTCTGTTGTTGGAACAACAGCAACTGCCACAACATCAGTTGCGCACGGATTTAATAGAGGTTCAATAGTAACAATCAAAAATGCAAGTCCTTCCGTTTTTCTTGGAGATAAAACTGTTTTAAGTGTTCCTCAACAAAACACTAACATAACGAGCATTACGAGAGCCGGAACAACGGCGACTGTTACGACAGCCGTTAATCATAACTACTCAACAGGTCAAATAGTCACAATTTCAGGCGTGACTGAAGTTCAATACAACGGAGATTATTCAATCACGGTCTTAAATTCCACGCAGTTCACATATGTTGTAACCGGAAATCCAACAACGCCAGCCGGAGGAGCATCAAAAATAGCAAGCATACCGCTACCTTCAGGTAATACATTTACTTTTACAGTCCCAAGCGGAACAACAGACGCAACTATTGGTGGAACTGTTGTTTCAGGAGAGGTTATCGCATTAAACATTATCACAAGCGGAACGGGATACACTTCGGCTCCCAGCGTTATTTTGACGCCATCAACTGGTGTGTTTATTGAATTCACCAGCACGGGAACATTGCCGTCTCCTCTTGTTGCTGGAACAGCATATCGGGCGGAAGCTCCTCTTGATACGAATGCTGGCGTTTTCACAGTCAGAAATGCCGACTTCTCGAAGGTCAATATTACCGGAGGCGGAAGCGGAACTTTTTACACAGTTCTTTCAAGGTCTTTTGGCGTTGATTTTACTGATCGTTGGCTTGGTGATTTCAAAAATTTGACAACTGGACAAGAAATTTACTTCGGAACAGACTTTATTCTTCCTTCAACAAGTCCTGCTATTGACGGGTCGAATCCTTTCACTTTGGAAGTCATTTCGCCAACAGTTGCAAAAATTAAAAATACGGCATTGCCACCTGTATATATTCAGGTAATTGCTTTTGGCGTTGGGCAATCATATTACGGAATTCGCCGTCAATGCACTATTTCTATTCCGGAAAACACGATCAAACCAGATTCTGTTAGATATTTACAAGAAGATGAAATAGTAAGATTCAATACTTCCGGCTCGTTACCAGCCCCGCTTATTGCTGGCGTTGATTACAAAGTTAAAATAGTTGGCGATGCAGTCCGAGTTTACACAACTGCAGGCGGATTGATTACTTTGAATTCTACTGGCGAAGGAGAACTCACTTTGGACATTCAAAGATCCATCAGACCATTGCCATCAACATCTATCCGTTGCGAAAAATCTCTATACGAAACAGGGCAATCAATCAATGTTAGGGCGGCAAAGGATGATGTTCTTCCGTCAGGATTGTCTGCTGGCGTTTCATATTTTGTTCGCGTAATTTCTGAAAACGCAATCGAGTTATACGACACAGAAGCAAACGCCAAAGGTTCTGGAACAACAGGAAGAATTGAATACAGGACTCCCGGAAAAACAACGGGGTCGCAATTCTACATTGACGCGATTGATGACGAGGTTCTTGTTAAAACAATTCATCAGATTGAAAAACCTTTAACTGACGGGTTTGTTTCTCTTTACGCATGGGATTTTGGCCGTTCAAATGACATGACGCTAATCGGGCAATACCATCCTTCAGAAATCAATCCTCAATATCGAAGAATCAGGGTTGGTGTTCCGAGCGCATGGGTAAGATTGGCATATCGGATGTCTCCGCCATTCATCACTTCCAAATACGATTACATACCAATTGAACATGAACGGGCAATTATCGCCGCAATTCATGCCGTGGATATGGAGGATAAAGATTTTGCTGACCAATCAGCGCGATATTGGGGAATTGCATTTAATTATTTGAGGAACCAACAGGAATATATTGACGGACACGCCATGACGACACCGCAAATCAATAACATCACATACGGGGATGGAACTGATTGGGTTATTAACTGATGAAATCCCCGCAAATCACATCAGGCAGAGATGTAAAAGCGACAAGCGGATGGTTTGCTGGCGTCAATTCGATTAGAAATCCGTGGGCGTTACCAGAAAACCAATTCAAGTGGGGTGTTAATGTTCAAGTCCGAGGCGGAATTGTTCAAACAAGACCCGGAAATGCAATGAGACTTTCTTTGCCTCCGGGAAATTTCCAAGGCGGAATATTCTTTGCGGCTAACAAACAAAAAAAATCACCTACAACTCAAGAAATTGATGGCCAAACGCAATTTACAGAGGCTGAAATTTTCGATGTTGAAGGAGGTGGCGTTATAGCGCAAGAATTAAACTACATTGTTTTTGCTGTTGACGGAGCCGTTTACTATGCGCCATTTCCTTTGGAACAACCAAAAAATTGGGCAGATCATAAATTAACAAATATCAAACTCGATCCTGATGTTGATCAATTTGTATTCACTCTGGCAACCCAATCAGCGAACCTTTCAACTGGGAAAAATGAAATCGTCACGCCTTCACATCGTGTCGTTTTTATTCAAGACGGGATTTCAACGCCTGCTTATTGGGATGGTTCAAATAAAACTGGAGAACAGTCAAAAAACATACCTACTGGATATTGGATGGCGTTTTCAGGGAATCGTCTTTGGATAGCTGATAAAAACATCGTATTAGCTTCTGATTTGGGAGACCCGACATCATGGGAAGAAAGAAAAAGCGGAACGGGGAGAGGTGATTTTGCTTTTAGCCGACCGATTACCGGATTGGTCAGTTATGTTGGTCAAGACACTTCTACGCGATTGATCGTTTTCACGGATAGATCAACATTTTCTTTGGCGAGCGGCGTCCTCGATAGGAGCCAATGGACTTCAACAGCAAATTTTCAGAATACGCTGTATCCGACAATCGGTTGCGTTGCTGGCAAAAGTATTACATTTCAAGCTGGTCAAATGTGGTGGTATTCTCAAGGCGGATTTGTCGCGGCGGACGTTGCGGCGGCATCTTATTTGTCTTCGCAAGTTCTTTTCAAAGATGTCGAGATGGCGCGAAGCAAGCAATACATGTCTGGTGACATCACAAAAATATGTTGCACTTCATTTGAAAATTACATTCTTGTCAGCATCCCCTATCTGGAAAAATTGAATAGCCAGACAATGGTTCTTGATTACGCGGCGGCATCAGAATGGACGCAAGCGCGATCTCCTGCATGGTGTGGTGTTTGGACTGGAACTCGACCTGTTGAATGGGTCAGCGGAATTATTGACGGGCAACAGCGTTGTTTTCATTTTAGCGTAGATTATTCTGCGACATCAGACGGGTCTTACAATCATCTTTGGGAATCTTTCGTTCCGCAAAGATACGATTCTTATTTCGATATAGAATCTGATGGCAGTATTACAGAACAACGCAACAGGATATATTGTTCTATGGAAACCGCCATGCTCGGAGATGGCATGGATTACAAACAATTTATCTACTCTGAAGTTGAAACGAAAGAAATAGGCGGGGAGGTTGATATTGCCGTTTCGTTCCGTGGTAGCAAAGGCCAATACAAGCGGATTCTTTCACAGAAAATTCTTGCAGTTACAGATGACATCCAATGGAAAACAACTCCTTATGCCAAGGAAATTGAAAAACTCGGTTATCTAAAAACGCAATATCGGCGATTGATTACGGAGTCCGCTCAACGCACGATTGATTATGAAACTTGTGAAAGCGATTATACGATTGATATTGACAAGGCATTTTCAATTTTGGTTGAATGGTGCGGTCAACTTGGTGTAGAAATCGTCAGAATTTATCTTGATCCATACCCAACAAAAGCACTCGGTGTTCCGCAAAGAAGTGAAACAAAACATTGCGTTGTTGGCGACGGCGGGGCAAATATTACTATTGCCAATTTGCCGAATGCGTATGCAGTCGGTGATGGCGTTCAAAAATCTTGGTATGCTACGGCTTTCAAAACAATATCTGTTCCGTGCGGGCCAACAGGGACAGTTGCGGCAACAGCACAAGCATCGTTTTTGTCATACATCAGTTATTCCCACGCTTACGAAGAAGCACAAAAACTTGCAGAGCAAGCCGCGACATCGGCGGCGCAACAATACGCGGCAGAGAATTGTTGATTATGCCATCTATTAAAACAGCTTCAGTTCCTGTGACGAATTTCCCATACAAATTCGTTTCCCCATTCAGCGATGACAACATTATACCGCTTTATTCTTCGATCAATTTTATTAACGAAAGAGAAACGATTTGTTTGCCATGTGTCGTGTGTGGTAATAATGTAACTCGTCAAAGCGTGATTGAAGAACAGGCGAGCCGATATAAGAATTACATCCCAAATCAATTTAATAGAAATAGAATCCGAGTTGGATCAGCATAAATATGACAAAATCAATATCATACAAAACAATACCAAAAGACAGCGGCGAGTTTCTCGAACTCGTAGATTTCGCAGAAGAATTCGATCACAAAATTGTTGATCATCCGCAAATCAATGTCATCGGTCACTACAAAGACGGAAAACTTTTCGGGTATTCAGATCATGTATTCATTCCCGTGATTTATCCGGCGTTTCATCCGGCACACACAACGCCGAGGGATGTTTTGCAATCTATGCACGATCTAAAAGTTTTCGCAGAGGTTTCTGGTTCCGCAGGATTTATCGGTGTTCCGCTTGAATCAGAAAGAATCACATTCACGAATGGAATAATGCAAAAACTCGGCTTGCAAAGAATGCACCGAGAGCTTTATACTTTATAGGAGAAAAATTATGGGAGGAAGTTACCAAGTTCCGACAACCTACAATACAGCGGCAATGTTGCCTCCGCCTGATTCGCAAGGCACATACAATATTCTAAAAGCATCGTCGCAGTTGGGTGGCGGAGCGATGGATTTGCATCGCAAAAATGTTGAAATGGCATCCAAGATGCCGCCGATTCGGATGGAGTATAATCCTTCGGAACTTTCAAAACAAACAGCGGAATTCGGTGTTGGTAATGTGTTGAGGGAGCGTCAAATTGAATCTTTCACCAATCCTGCGGCGGCAAGAATGCGTTTGGATATTGCCGAGCAAATTGAAGAGGCGACTTCTCCAGATGCTTTCAAATCTTTTTTTGATCGGTTCGCTAAAGAGCGTGGAATTTCTTCAATAGCTGGTAGCGGGATTGATCCAAACAGCACGATTGGACGATCCGCGATTTATGACGCAACAACGGAAGCTGGCAGGAATTTTCTGTTAGGGAATATCAACGCTCGGCAAGGGTTTTTACAGCAAACTCCCGCTCCAATTGGCGGAATTGATCCCGGACAGGCAATTTCCGCGCAGGAAGCCAACAGAGCCGCAAATATCGGTCAAATGAACGCTTGGCAAGCAGGACAAATGCAGAATGTTTTTGGTCTTGGCCAAGGATACGCTGATTTCGTTAATAAAATGATGGGTGAAACGCTCTCCGCGAACCAAGCGGAGCAAGCAAATTTGCGTCAATATCAAGAAAAACTCATCAACGATTTGCTTGGGCAAAAAAACGCAGAAAATCAAATGCGAGGAATGGCGGCGCAAGGCGACCAAGCGATGACTGGCGCTCTTGCTGGCGCGGGAATTGGCGCGGTTGGCTTGATTGCGGCGGCAATGATTTAATATGGAAAACCTAATAAATACGACAGTCGAATACATAAAATTGTGGAATCAAAATTGGCCGAGATCGGTCATTTTTTGGTCTGGCGGGAAAGATTCAACGGCATTGTTGCATCTGATCAAATTTCGTGCTGGCTTGGATTTGCCAGTTGTTCAGTTTCGAGAACCAAAATTCCGCGAACGATACGCTTATAGTGACAAACTCATTAAAGACTGGAAACTCGAAGTTCACGATTATCCGCCGCTTCGCGTTGCTTTGGCTGATGGGCCTGATGTCAATACTGGCGAGGTTCGCTTTGATCTACTGAAATACTTCCAATGGGGTCAAAAGTGCATGGTGATGAGCCTCGGAACAGAACGACCAAAAGAAGGCGAAGATTTTCTGTGTGGATTGAATGACTTTCTGTTTCGCCCAACGGGAACATTTAATTGGCCTTGGGGCGCGGTTTGGATTGGAACGAAAAATACCGACACAGACCTCATTAAAGGCCAAGTTGCCGTAACAACTCACATTCGCTACGCAGACGGCTCCCCTGTGAGCTTGTATCCCCTGCGAGATTGGTCAGATAAAGATGTTTATGACTACTTGGAGCTTTCTGGAGTTGAACCTGATCCAACTCGATACATTAAAGAAGGTGAAAACTGGATAAACAATCCTGACAAGAGCTTAAACGCAGATTTTTATCCTGTTTGCTTGAATTGCGTTGATCGCCACCAAGGGCAATATGTTGATTGCCCGAAATTGAAGGCAAAAACCAGCAATATCAGCCATCTCGCGCCTTACGAAGATATTGTTATTGATGACCTCGGGTTCCGTCCGGTAGATTGGAAAAAAAATAAATCAATATGTATGACTGTGAAACCTGCGGAGCCTGTTGCGCCTACAAATGGTCTTGGCCCGTCCTCAAACGAGATAAATCAGACGCAAACGGAATACCGCACGACTGGATTCGCCCAGACTACCCATTGATGAAAACAGAAAATAACAGATGCGTTGCTTTAAAAGGGGAAATCGGAGTTTCCGTTAAGTGTTCTGTATATAATTGCAGGCCTACTGCGTGTAGAAAATTTGAACCCGGATCAGAGTTGTGCATTGAAGCAAGAAAGGCGAAAGGAATATAATTATGGGCGGATCATCATTCGGAAAACAATTTGGCAAGATAACAACTAAAATTGTTGATCCTTTTGGAATTGGCAAAACTAAATTCGGTAAGACCGTAATGAAAGTTGTTGATCCATTAAACATAATGGACCCATTGAATGTATTACCCGGAAAAGGTGAGAAATGGGGAACTCTAGATAAAAATTATGGTGGCCCATTAAGAAAAATGTTTGGCGGAGGCGGCGGAGGAAGCGTCGGATATCACCAACCATACGACTTTAAAGCAATGCAAGGAATGATGCAAAGCGACACATCAAATCAGATGATGGGCGATTTGATAACGCAACAGGCAATGGCAAATCAGGCGGCATCTACGCAAACGGCGGCAAATTTACAAGCGGCAAACGCTCAACAACAGCAAAACATCAATTCTGCTATGCAAAATTCTCGTCAAAACATGAACAATTTTTTGCTTCGGACGCCAGTTCCATCTACATTTTCAGCAATTACACCAGCAACCCAAAATAAAACAACTAACAACGCATTCAAAACTCCGAATGTTGCTGGTTTGACATTCGGAAGTTAATAGAAAGGAAAAATTATGGGAGGATCAGCCCCAAGAGGACCAAGTCAAAGTCAAATCAATGCGCAAAGAGCGCATGAACAAGCAATGTTGAAGATGCAAATGGATCTTGCTCAACAGCAAATGAAACAACAGCAGGATATGCTCAAATATCAAATAGAACAGGCTAATAAACAGCGCATTGCCGCAGAGGAGGCCGCAAAACAGGCGGCAATCCAATCACAATCTGCGACAGCACAAAATGCCGCACAACAAAACCTGCAAGATGTCGCTCAAAAAATTGAGGGCATGAATACGATGCAAAATTTGGCTGATCAATCAACATTGGCTGATTATCAAAATAGTTTGACAACAGGAGCTGAAAACATGACCGGAGGTTATGATATGGCTAATGCAAAAGAATCTGCTATGCAGAATCTCGGATTGGCTTCTGGTTCACTTCCGCAAACGCCATCGAATTTGATCGGTTCTTTGTCTGCCGTGAATCCGGCTATGACAACTGCGGCAATAAACACGCAGGCCGGAGGAACAAAGCAATCGCAAAATCAATTCAGCTTGCCAAATACCAGCGGAATTGTTTTGGGAGGAACATAATATGGCTGACATTCTAAAAGAAATCGAAGACGCGGGAAGAAGTACCGACAATGTTGTTGGGCATTTGACTGTTGGAGAAATTGTTATTCCTGTTCAACTCGCAGAAATTCCAGAAGTAAAAAAAGCAATAAAAGCTATTTTCCAAGAATACGGAGTTAGCTTGAATGAATTTACGGTGGGAAATTCTGAAAATAAGATCAATCCTGAAACTGGATATCCGGAATTTTTCTTTAAAAAAGCTTGGAACGCTGTTAAAAAAGTAGTTTCAGGAGCTGGTAAAGCTGTTAGCAATACAGTGAAGAATGTTAGTAAAGTTGTTACAGGTAAATCTAAACCCAAAGCTCCTAAAACCACAACTCCTGCCGCGACAAGCACAACGCAAGAAGATTTGCAAAAACAATTGGATCAGGGGAAAAAAGATTTTAAGAAGACGATGGCTGGCCTGAAAAAACAAGATGAAGATAACAGAATAAAAGCTGAAAAAGACGCAAAAGATCGAGCTATTGCCGAAGAATCTGCAAGAGCAAGAGGTCTTGCCGCGACAAATCAACAGGAAATAGCAACACAACTTGATCAAGCTCTTTCAAAACCTTTGATTCAAGATGTCGTCACAAATGCTCCTCAATATAGTCCGAGCGGATTTGGTGCTGATATGCCAAAAAAAGCTGTTCCGGGAGCTGGCGGAGGGCCAACCCCTTCTGAAACAGCCGCGACAATGCCAGCGGGTCTTTTGGCGCAAAAAATCAATCAAGACAGCGGCGGAACAAATATGGCGACTAATCGTTTCAATATCCCAAATGTAGAAGGTCTTCAATTCGGAGGCTCGTAATTTATGACTAACGCTGGCTATAATTTTTCATACACTCCTAAACCATCATCCGCATTAGCAAATCTGAATCCGATTTCACTCGGCGAAGGATTAAGATTTCAAGCTGACGCGCCGATGAAATTCATTGAACAGCGGCCAGAGGTCGTGATGGAAGGAATTTTGAAAGGTCGCCAGCAAATGGCTGAATCTATTACAGAAGGAGCCTTATCCGCTCTTGGTAATATAACGGGAGCGTTCAAAGAGGAACGGCAAGCCAAAAAAGAAGCTCAAGAAAAAGCGGATCAACGAGAGCATGAATTAACGATTTGGGATAAACGCGTCACAGCCGTTAAGCCTGAAAATGAACGCGACATTCTTTACGATAACCTTCGGAATCAACTTACAGAACAAAAGTTGTTGGAGATGGAAAATCGGGTGAATGCCGTAACGCCAACTGCTGTTCGTGAAAAAGGATATTTTTCTAGTGATCCAGTAGATATTCCGATTGAGGATATGCCGAAGAGTTTAGATGAGGAGAAAAAACAATCTTCCTTGATGAATTTGCAGACTCCAATTCCTAACATTGCGTCTAATGAGCCTGCTCCAATTTTATCGAACATCAACGACATTTCAGCCTTTGCGCCTCCTGTTGACGGATACTCATTGGCTGGCGTTAGTGCGCCTAAAACTGCCGACCGAATTTTCCCTACAAGTGAAGGTCAGGTTAATTTTGGCGGCGAGACATTTGAATTAGAGCGAGTCAGCGGAGCAGAAGGGGTTCCTACTCTTGCTTCTACTCCTGCGCCGCCACCAACCAAAGCTCCTGTTTCAAAACAGCAAGCGGAACAATCTCGCTTGACTCCTTCTCCTGCGGAGTTCGTTGATAAAGTAACTGGTCAACCAGAATCAAAGAAAAGACAGCCAACCGCGTATGAAATTGAACAATACTACGCTGGCGAGCCATACGGCAGTCTTGCTGACGCTAATTTTGCCAAACGCGAAATGGGCAAATTAGGATATAAAACTAAAGTTACGCCAATCGAAGACCCGACAAGCAAAAAGCGCATCTATTATGTGGAATACGAGCAAGCTGGCGAGGAACCAACAAAAGGGTTAAGAATGGTTGAAGCCACGGAAAAAGATGGCGTAATAACCAAGAAATACGAGCCGGAAATCGCTCCTAAAAAGAAAATATCAGCATTAGATAGCGGTCAATTTCAGTTAGAGGCAATGGTAAAATCTATCAATGATATTAAAAAATTGCAAACCGAAGGATATTTACCAGAAACTGGAAAATTCTCATCATATCTTGCAAAACTTCCTGTCACAACAGACGCTTCAAGGACACGAGGATTTTTGAAACCTATTCTGGCTAATGCCGCTTTCAAAGCAATTACAGAAATGCGTCAAGCAAGCCCCACGGGGGCGGCAGTTGGTGGTGTTTCGGATAAAGATTTGGAACTATTGATGAATACCATGGGGGCAATCGATCCAGACAATCTTGATGATCCGTATTTCACAGAAAATCTTAATAAGATTGCAGAACTTGCACAAAGAACTCTTTCTGGCATTCAGAATGACAAAGTTGCAATCTTGAAACAGGTAAAATCGCAAGGAGAAGAAATAGATGGAATTCCTCTTGTTGAAAATCAAGCAGAATATGATGCTGTTCGTAAAGGGCGGCAGTATTACGGGTTGAAAACTGGCCAACTAAAACTTTTTACTAAAGAATAATAATGATTTCATGGGAACCGCCAGAAAAGGACAAAGAATCGAAACTTGAAGATGAGGCTTGGACTCCGCCAGATAAAGATCAAGAATCGACGATTACTGCACAAGCAACTTCACAATGGACGCCTCCGGTTAAAGATGATCCAGACGATCTGGCGAACATAAAAGACCCGTTAAAGCTCAATTCGCTTAAACAATCTGGTCAGCCGTTAAGCGAGGAGCAGGAAAGAATTGTTTTTGATTGGGAGGATGAAAAGCCAATCTCCCAAAGGGCGAGTGAATTTACCGCAAAAGCGATTCCTGCGGCGGCAACGAGCCTCGCAGATATAGCTGTTGGTGGCGCAGAGTTTGGTTACAAAGGCATCTTGATGCCAGCCCAAGACATTCTGACTGGTGGGCTGTATTATTCGCCGGAAGAAAGAGCAAAAATCTGGCGCGAACAGAATTTATCAACAAGAGCATTGGCTTCTGGAGGCGCGCAAGGTCTTGATGAAGCTATCGAAGCGGGAACTCGATTGGCAATTTACGGATCGTCGATTACCGATAAAATTCAAGGTTTGCCAAAAGAACAGCGATTCCGACGATACATGTCTCGGGAGACGATGCGGAAATTCGCTCAAGCCGCACGGGATGAAACTCCCGATACGCTCGCAAGGCTTGCCGCTGAAAGTCCGTTGATACAAAAGATGGTGACAACCATCGTCGGAATGCAGGGAGCCGATCCAGAAGCGCAAAAAGTGGCTGTCGAGGAATACGAAAAATTGGTCAAAGAAAGCGGGTTGACCAAAGAGGAATTAGAAGAATTCAGGAAAATTGTAAATTTCGGTGATGTCAAAATGCCGACCTCTATTCCCGGAGCAAATACGGTGACTGCGGCTATTTCCAAGCCATTGACAGCGGCGACACGCAAAGCTGGTGAAGTTACCTTGAAAGGTTTGAATCTCGGAAGCAGGGCGACTGGCTGGACTGCTGGTAAAACGATTAAAGGCGGTGAGTGGGTTCAGCAAAAATCCAAAGACATCGGGCAGTATGCCGTAAATGATCCAGACACTTTTGTTAAAACAGCAACAAATACGCTGTTGGCTCCCGTCATGCTCGTTGCGAAGCCGACGAAAAGTGTTGCTGATGTAATAACTGACATCACTCGCCAAGTTGATAAAGGCGGAGCCGCTGGCCGAAAGGGAATGATCCAAAGGGCAGGAGAAGATATTCGCTCATCTGAATTGACTCGGAAACTTTTCGGGCGCGAAGGCAAAGGTGGCGTTGGTCGCGCTAGAGTTGCTGATTGGGCTATCAGGCAATCAAACGCAATGATTCAGCCCGGAGTTAGTTCGGGAACATTGAATGTTCTGATGGGATTGCCTGATGCCGAAACTGCGGCGCAAGCAGGACAACAATTCGGCACGGGATTTGGCATGGGAGCATACGCCGGAAGCCGTGTTGAATCGCGTGTTGGCGGATTGATTGATCCACGGACAACGATGGCGCAGAAAATATCGAATCTTGTTACTCCTGACCCAACGCAGTTGCGCCGAGATCAAGACGCCGACATTAAAAGATTCATGGCTTCCGCTTCTCCTGAATTGGTTGGCCAAATGAAAGATTTGGCAAGTATTGATAAGCGGAAAGTTGCTGTTGATACAAGAATTTCTGAATTGGAAGAAATTCAAGCCAGAATGATCAACGAAGAGGATTCTGCATTTATTCAAAAACAGATTGATGGCTTAAAAAAACAAAAGGAAGCTCTCGCTAAATCTACGCCGGAAACTCAACGCGAATACGATCGATTGGTTCAACTAACAACGCTCGACATTATGGATCAGGCAAAATCAGTCGGATTGGCGGCTGGATTGCGCGGATTGAACTTGGTTTTCCTTGATCCAAAAAACGCAGAACAATTCTACCGAAATCTGTATGGTCAGAATTTGATTGACGCTGAAAAAGCCATGGCTGTTCTCAAAAACAAGCCATTCATGACGCCTGATGAGGAAAACACCTTACGGCTGGCTAACGAAACGATGTCTTCGTTTTATCAAGATGTTCAGAATTTGGAAAATAGCCGAGGCATTTCTGTTCGGGAAAGCATCACTGATCCAGAAAGTCCAGATTTCGTTCCTTCGCATTTGCGCTATTTGAATCAACAAGGCGCAACGGCTGTTATCAATATGGACTTGGTGAAACACCTGACTAATCAGGGATTCAATCTTCGCCATACCATGCAACATGAGGTGCAACATGCTTTGGAGAACTTCAAAGAAGTGCAGGACTTGATGGCTCCATTGCGCAAATATCTTTTTGATCAAAAAGTAAAAACTCCAGATGGCGGAGTTGAAGTTGTTAGCAATGGCATATTCGACGATGAAAAACTTGACGCTTACGCGATGGTTTATGGCGATAGGTTTTCCCCGCAAGATGGAGGAGCAAGTTTCGTCGCTCAATTCGGCGGAGACATTGAAAAACAACGGAACTATATCAAACGCGAGATTCTTTCCGAGATTGCGGCTGTTGCGGGAGAATATCAAAGCGGAAGCAGGGCGGTTCTTGATGATGTCGGAAGAAAGGCTATCGACTGGCTGGAAGTGAAAACCCGTGACGGATACCTGAAGAAACTTAAAGAGGGGTTGCGTAAGGCTGGTGTCGTGTTTGACAAAACAGGCGGGTATTCTGAATTGCTTGACGCGAAACTTACGCCAGAGGTTCTCGCGGCTGTTCGTGAATATCAGAGGGGCGTTCGTGATATTAACGGAGCATTGACATATAATTCCGATATTGAGGCCGAGGAACCAGACATTCCAATCACAAAAATTTTAGGTAATAGGGCATTGCAGGAAAAATATAAGGAAGTCGCCCCATTTGAGCTTGAGCCAGTAGTAAAGGTGACTCAACCAGACGGATCAATCTCTGAAATCAAAGTTCCCGAGGGCGCAAATCTTGATTCATTAGTTGGGGTGTATCGCATCAAGGACGGAAAATTCATTGATGAGGACGGGAACGAAATGGTTCTTGCGCCAGAAATCAACATCAGCGCAATGCCTGACGGAACGCAATTTCAAATCAATACCCGCATTGCGAGAAAACCTGATGGTAGCCCGATAACAATTAGTAATCGGGAAATGAAACGCAGGGCTGTAGATCGCACGAAAATGATCATCGACGCGGTTAATTCTGCGCCTAAAGACGATTCCCCATATAGAATGATTGATATTGGAAATGGGAATTATAGCGGGGCAATGTCGCCAAGCCAAGTTGAGGCATTAAGGAAAATCCCTAATCTTATCCTTTCACCAAACCTGAAACGCAAAATTGAGTTTCTAAATGACATTTTGCGCCGTGGTGACGGAACTCGCGTTATGATGGAATATCAAGCGTCATTGTTAAACGGAAAGTATCAGGCATTGTCCCCAAAACTCCGTGATGAGGTTCCTATTGGGTTTAAGATAACAAAAGACGGCAACTTTACGCTGACAACGATGTCTGTAAGCCGGATGCACGATAAAATGAACGCATGGGCGTCAAATAAGCCAATGCGATTGCAGGCATGGGGTGGGGATACTGGGAAATTTTGGGATTCACTTATCAAATATCTCGACAACCACGCGCAAGGCAAACATGGCGAAGAAGGATTAGACCCTGACCCGTATATTGCGCTTCGCAAGAAATATGCAATCAACGATCTTTTCAATGTCTATAATGCAGAGACAAAAGCGGCGAACCCTGAAAGAACAACACTTCCACGGCAAAAGGGAAAAGACCCTATAGATATTATCGTCCGATCAAGAAGGCTGGATCGCATCAATGATTATAGCGAAATGAGCGCGCAAAAGTTGCCAATGAACTACGGCAAACTTCGGGACAATTACATGCCGGAAATCAATCCGCTTGCGCGTCCGCAATCGCCAGAAGACATGATGGCAAATCTTGATGGTAGCGTGACGGCAACAAGAATCCGCCAAGCCATCGCCAGCGGCAATGTGGAGCAACTGGAGTCCGAATTGCGGATGAGTGATGACTTGCTCCCATTTGAATCATTGTATGTGTCACAGGGCGAAACTGGAGAACCGCAGATTCAGGTTGTATCCATGCTTGATCCGGGAATCGAGCCAAGCGTAGAGCGTTCTGAAATCCCAACAGACATTGATGCGGAAACAGAAGCTGAAATGGCTCGTTTGGATTCTGAATATGACATGGCAGAAATGGGCCAACAGGGCCAACAGGGCCAACTGGAACAACAACAGGGTCAACAGGGCCAACTGGAACAACAAAAGGGTCAACAGGATCAACAGGGCCAACAGGTGCCAATGGCTCGCGCTGAATTCATTCCTTCTCAAGCTCAATACATGCCTGCTTTTAATTCAGATGAATACGGGTTAGAAGAAGGCCAAGAAGCGGAAAATCGTTTAACACCAAGAACGCTTTACAACCTTTATTATATCGCAACAGAACCAGAACCAACATCGGAATATGGCCGCGAAATCACAAATCAATACATAAATAAATACAAAAACTTGTATGTTGATGTTTTTTCAAATTTAGTTCGCCAACAAATTGAAAAATACATTGGGAGAGGTCGCGTTGATTCCAATGTTACTAAAAAAGCTCTCGATAAAGCTGACACTCCCGCAATGCTTGATGAATTGATGCGGGGAACTTATCGGAGTGACATGCGGAGACGCAACGATGTTTGGAATACTGTTACCGAGCATTTGAAAAATCTCTCTGCCGCGACAACAAAGAAAGATAAAATTTTTTATATGGATCGCCTGAATAATTCGATTCATAACACGCAGGAGCTTCTTTTCAGCAAATTCAGCAATTATAGACAACTGCAAGAAGCATTTGATTCAATTCATAATGCGCGTGACACGCGAGCTTACTCGCAACGAGTCGATAAAGATTTGCGTGAATTTAACTCTTTCAGAGGAACGCAATACATGCCGCAAGTGCCAGCCGTAAATCAATACGGATTCTACTCTCGCCTTGAGGAAGGTATTCGCAACGCAAACCAGCAAACATTCTCGCCAGAGCAAGCAAAGGCTCTTGCTTTGAAATCCACAAACAAAGAGGAATTGAAGTGGTCTGGAATTGAAAATGCCATCAACAATATCGCAGAAGAAAACAACGGCAAAGTTCCAAAGCAAGCATTGTTAGATTACATGGCAGACGAGGGGAAAGTTCAGTTTGAAGAAACCAATTTAGCAAAATTCAATCGCTCAGAGGAAATTGCTAAAAAATACGGAATTACTTTAGAAATAACGCAAGAGGAAGTTCTCGCGTGGGATAAAGATAATGAAAGTTTGGAGTGGGATGAATTCCCAGAAGAACTAAAGCAGGAATTGCTTCGCACTCAAAATATGCAGGAATATAAATATGCTAAATATCAACTTCCCGGAGGGCAAAATTATCGTGAAGTTGTCTTGACGATGCCTGAAAAAGAAGCCGGAACAAAACAATACACTTATGATGATATAATTTTAACAAAAGGAAAATCTAATTGGAAGTTTAAAACAAAAGATGGTGTTGTGAGTGGTTCAATACCCGGAGGGTTATATCCTGAAGAAATTGCTCGTGATTACGCTTTGCAAATGGCGCAAACATCGGAATCTACACTTAAAAAACCTTCTGGAGAAAAATCAACATATACAAGTTCTCACTTCGCAAACATTCCAAACTATGTAGCGCATATGCGCTTGAATGAACGCACAGATGCCGAAGGCAACGATGGCTTGTTTATTGAAGAGATCCAGTCTGACAGGCATCAGCAGGGCAGGGAGAAAGGATATGCAGAGGAAAAAGAAGTAACAGCAAAATTGGTCCCATTTAAGTACCCAAATGGCTTCATTGAATATTATTATCATATATATGATCCTAAAACAGACAAGCCAATACTTCGAGATAATGGCGAGCCTGTTACTCTTGCAAAAGGATTTGGCAAACAGCAAAGATCAGAGCAAGATGCAATTAGAATATATAAAGAAAGTGTTGCCAATCTTGTTCCAGACGCACCATTTCGCAAAGATTGGCCACTGCAAATGTTCAAGCGTGCATTGCGTGATGCTGTTGAATCTGGAAAGAAATGGATCGGGTGGACTGATGGAGAAACGCAAGCTGATCGGTATGACTTGAGTCAACAAGTAAGTGAAATAATTGCATGGCCTGTCGGAGAAGAAGGCGCATTTAAGTTTGTTGACAATAAAGACGCCAAAAAAATGTTTGTGACAGTGCGAGGACTTAAAGGAAACACAATTTTTGAACAAGCGGTTGAAAAGGGAAAACTATCTGATCTTGTTGGAAAAGATTTGGCAAATAAAATGATTTCTCAAATCGGATCAGAATCAGTAACATACTCAGGCCCAAATCTCAAAATCGGCGGCGAAGGCATGAAAGAATTCTACGACACCATCCTTCGTAACAAACTTGGCGAGTATGTAGACAAGATGGGTGGGAAAGTTGAGAAGTCTAAAATTCAAACGGGTAAAAAATACGACTTTGAATTATTTAACCCTGAAGGAGAACCAAAAGGCGTGTTTGTTCTCCGAGATCGAATGACAGGTAAATTTTTGGCAGATAGTGAAAAAGAAACTTTTTTATCTCGCGCAGAAGATGGAGAACTAATGTCTCAAAAAGTTGCAGAGTCAATGATTGAGGCATTTTCTAAAGATACTGAAACCCCAATCTGGCGAGTAAACATCACGCCAGAAATGCAAAAATCGGTTCGCGCTGGGCAACCGCAATACATGCCATATATCCCATATTCTATGCCGAAAGATCCTCGGCAGATTATGGCGGATTTCTATTTGCTAACGACTGTTGGCGACATCGCAAAGAGTGCGGGAGAAAACTGGCGCATTGCTTTCGATCCAGAAAGAACAACGATTCAAGGAAAAGCAACTGATCTACAAAAGCTTCTGACATTGCCAACACGCCAAGGTCTGAACTACGAAAAATACGGACAGAATCTTGAAGACGCAGTTCAGAAACTCACGCAGGGAATGAAGAAGCACATGCTGGATTCTCTCTTGTTTTCGATTTCGGCAGAACTTCGCCACTATAAAGCAAATCGTCAGCCAGAGGAATTGTTGGATAATCCTTTCATGAAGGCGTATTCCAAGATTTACGATGCTTACGACGCTGTTGCAGACAAAAATCTTCCTGAATACGCACAAAAATACTTAAAGCCAATGTATCCAGAAACGCCGAGGGCGAGGATTTCAAAAGGTAGCAGAAAAAGTTATCAGCTTTCAAATGCGGCAGTAAGAAAAGCATTTGAGGAAACAGGAATATCAATTTCAGAATTCGCTGATATAGCAGAAAAATTATTTCGAGAAGGAAATTGGAATAAACAATTTGGCGGAGAAAATTGGGGGAATATTGCCGCAGGATTGCAAATGGTTGATCAAGCCAACGATCCTGAATCTCTCATTAAAGCTCTTGATAACGCTTACGATCTTCAACACAATACGGGAGTTGTATTTGATAAAATTCAAAAATATGCTCGCGAAGGCGGTTATCAATGGTTGCAGGACATGTTGGATTTCAAATATCACGCCGGAAGCCCACGGGAATTTGCGTCTTTGGCAAGTTCTGCGGCGAAACGGATCACCGCGCCAGCATTGATTGATATTGGTGATATCGCAATAGATAAACGCCGAGAGAACGCAGTTGCGGTTGCTGGTGAAGATACAATTTCAGATATTGAGGATCAGATTCGCCGACTAAAACCGAACAGAGAGAACATATATCAAGACATCAATGTTAAGGCTCCGAAATATACTGGCAAAGACATCAACGAAGAATTGCAAAAATGGCTCGTAAATACAACGACATCGGGATTCTCGCAGACACCGAATAAATTGAAAAAGCTCGGAGTGAATTCAGATGTCATTCAATATGTAAGATTGCTTTTAGCGCAAAAGATGGCTCCGAAATGGAATGTTCCGCAAGACATTAAGGAAATGGTGTCAAAATCAGTTGCGAAATCTAAAGCGAAAAATCAAACAGAAGTAGAATATGGGCCTCCGATTGGAATTCCTGAAAAATCAAATCTTGCAAAAGTTCCCGCGCCAGTAAAGGAAGGGGGAAATATCATTCCTGCTGATATTGGTGAATTGAAACAACAGATTCACAAATTGATGCACCTGCACACGGAATCAGATATTGGAACGATGGTTCCGTATAAAGGATTGATGTTTTCTGGAATGAAGAATATCCCCGCAAATACTTTCACGATTAAAATTTACAAAGACGGAACTAAAATTGATGAAGCAACTTTCAATCTGAAATCGCCTGTCTATGATAATTCCGTATACGCATATCTTTACTATAATACGCCAGTAAAAGAACAAACAAAAGCAGAAAATCTTGCTGATCTCGCATTGCCTTCTCAAGATATAAAATGGACTCCTGTTTATAGCGGAAAAGGAGAATATGTTAATTTTGTGAATGGAGATGAACCAATCTCAACGGATATGACAGCATACTTCGATGGGAAGCCATTATTTGCTGAATTTATATTAGACGGAGATGCTTTGCATATCAAAACAGAAAAAGGAGACGATTATTCAATTCCTTTTTCACATGAATCAAGCGCAGACGCAAAATCTTCTTTCATTCAACAAATGCTTGGAAAATATACAGATATTGTTAGCGATATAAAAGAATACGAAGGAATAGATTTATCTTTCACTCCGCCAAAACCAGCTTCTTTAGCACAAACAAAAGCCCCATCATCCGAGCCTTCTTTGTCACCAGATTTTAGGCCTGTCGCAATGACGATAGAACAACTGAAACAGTTAATCGTAAATCCGAAGACAGGAGAAATCTCAACACAACCGCTGAAAATTCTGATTAATACAGAGTTGAATTATTTTCCGGAAGAAAAAAAGAGTGGATTGGCTATATGGGGAACGAAATACGCAGAATGGGCAAAGAAAGCTTCTGCCGAGGAACTATGGCCGTCTGTTACCGGAAAGCCATATGAAGATGTTGCATCCCAAAAGTCACAGTCGCTGAAATCCGAGGATCAAGCTATTGCTGACTACAAAGATTACAAAAAATTCAAATACGACCAATGGTATGCCGATCAATCGAAGAAATTAAAAGAGAAGCTACCTGATGAAGTCGTTAAAACGATATTGGATTTTGCTTGGGTTCAAACTGACACAGGTTCCACTATTCCGACAGTAGAAGAAGTGTTCCAAAAAGTTAAAAACAAATTAGGCAATCTTCTTTTATCAACGGATGACATAAAACTTTTGAATGAATCTATCGATTCTGCAATCGGAGAAGCGGCAAAAGGAATGTTTTCTGTAAATCCAACATCATTAGAGAAAATTCCGAGTTTCATGAATTCGCAAAAAGTAATGGAATTATATGAAGCGGTAAAAGCGGGAATCTCTTGGGATGACACGGAAGGCGGAGAATCGATTTCTGACAATCTTGAAGAATTAAATCTTTCTGAACTCTCTGATGAGAATATCGAAGAACTCAAGAAATGGTATAACTCGGTTCTGGATTACGAGAACGAGAAAAAAGAATTCTACGGGGAATTTAAAGAGGAAACGAACGAGCAGAAAAACGCTGAAACTGATCCGGAGGTTGATTATTACAAAAAAGCGTTCAATGAATTCGTAAATTACGACTGGAAAGAATTGTCATCTGGGCCAGAATTTGCGAAAGATTTAGTTGAATATCTATTCGGCTCCAAAGATTTTGATTTTGCGATGAATAGAACCATTTCAGTTGGGAGAAAATTTTTAGTTCCTTACGCTCCCGGAGGAGACAAAGTTTATATTCTTCACGGCAAAGATCAGAATATAGATGGTAGCGTGATTTTTGATATGTCGAAAAAGACAAAAGAGCAGACCAAACAAGAGATGATTGATTGGGTTGCGCATTTCATCGATTACTACGATCCTAAAATCTGATGTTCTCCGCGATTGGCTCACTTCCGAAACACAGATATGTGTTCGTTGATTCCCGTTTCACTCACGAAGAGCCATGCGGGTATGTTCCGGCAGTTTGGTTTGGGCTGGTCAGTTTTCCCGGCAGAGCGTGGGGATGCCATGTGATGTTAGAGTGTGGTGCGGTTTATCGCTCCCTGCCACCTCATGCTCTCTCTTTTACCGAGAATCCGGAGGAATGGTCAGTTGAGCAGGCGCAGATGTGGGATTGCTACGGGACGCGCTGGTCAGCGGAGGAATACACCTATCTGCGAGGATTGAAAGTTACCTGCAAAGTCGAAGGCAAGCTGTATGATGGCGATTATCTTTTCACTATCGCGCCGTTGGAGGATGGGTTCAGCGAAGCTCCTGAACAATCGAAAGAATTTATGTTCTGCAAACTGGATAATGGCAGATTGACAATTCAGCCGACAAATAGGGTTCTTTTTGAAGATCGCAGTTTTACTGGCGGGGAAATGCCAAAGTTGAAATTGCAAACTGACACCTATTCTTGCGAGCAAAACCCACCGCTAACCGAACGCAAACCCAAGCCTATCCCAACGCAAACCCTCCCATTCCCCAATACCCATTCCCCATTATTAAAAATAAAAAACCTTTTCAATTCCGGAAAACGAGTTTTAATCCGCATCGCCAGAATTTTCTGGCATCAAAATAAATACAACCCATAAAATAAATATATATGTTAGAAAACGCCCAAACAAAACTCGACAATCTGCAAACACTTCAAGTTTGCGCCGTAGACCAAGGAATGGAAGTTACCATCTCGGTTGACGAAGATGGTTTCTATTACATCGGAGAAAAGATGTTCACAGATTATAAATCAGCACTCCGCTATCTCGTGAAATGATGGTAATGCCATCCAATAATTCCGGAATAATGATCGGATATCTTGCTGGTAAATATCCAAACAGGATCGGATGGTTATTATCTCCTGATGGTTGGAGAAAACCTCCTTCATGGATGCCATACGCTCTTGACAACGGAGCGTATGGAGCATGGTCAAACGAGCGCGAATGGGATGCTAAATCGTTTCTTGATTTAATTGAGAAATCTAAAACAGCGCACAAACCTCGTTGGGTTGTTATTCCTGATGTAGTAGCAAATCGGGAATTAACAATCCTTCGCTGGCATGAATGGATGCCAAAAATCAAGAGCCGTCTTTTCGGTGTTGCATATGCTTTTGCTGTGCAAGATGGAATGACGCCTAAAGATGTTCCCGATGAAGCCGAGGTTATTTTCGTCGGAGGAACAACCGAATGGAAGTGGCGAAATCTGCATACTTGGACAAATAATTTTCAAAGAGTCCATGTTGGCAGGGTAAATTCTGAACGCATGCTTTGGATGTGCCATGAAGCAGGAGTGGAATCCTGCGATGGAACAGGCTGGATGCGAGGCGGAGAAGAACGATTAGAAGAACTAAATAGATATTTGGAACAATCAACAGGAGGCGACAAACGCCAACAACAACAATTAGCACTATGAATAAACAAGAAAGACTCAACGCAACATTCCGGCTTTGGAAGGACTTTACTTTTGAAGCGGCACATCAACTTACAAAGGTTCCCGTAGGACATCAATGCGGGAGATTACACGGGCATAGTTATAAACTTCGCGTCCATTGCCAAGGCAAACTTGATCCGGAGCGAGATTGGGTTGTTGATTATTCAGATATTGCCACCGCAGTTCGTCCTGTAATTCAAAAACTCGACCATTCATTCCTTAATGATCATTTTGATTTTGAAACGACCGCCGAAAATATAGCTTGGTGGATGATTCATGAAATTAAACAAAAACTTCCATGGCTTTACGCTGTTGAATTATTTGAGACTCCCACAACATCCGTTTATGTGGAAATGTGAAATTCAAAATAAAAAATGAAAAAGACCACTCTGAAAGATTTCTGCCGAATGATTTTCGGTTGCTATCCTCCGACGCATTATTCCAACGCTACGAAACGAGAAGCGGAAGTTGCCGGACTGATTGCCGCTGGCTGGTCTAACAAAGAAGTTGCTTCGCATCTTAAAATATCAATCAAGACAGTCGAGAAACACCGGACGGCAGTTCATAAAAAAAACAATCTTGCGAATACCGCAGATTTGACCCGTTGGGCATTAGCCCACGGATACGCAAAAAATGAATTTTTGGAAAACGAAAAAAAATCCTTTTCAAAATCTAAAAAGATGATTTAATGCATCTCATCGGAGGAAACTCCGGTGAAAAATAAATCAATAAATAAATAAATCCATGAATCCTAAAAATATCAAAATCCTCTCGCGTCACAATACGCTCGCTGAAGCTGTTCAAGCCGCAAAACCTGACCTCTCGTATAATGAACGCGAGGCTCGCGAATCCATCAAACTCACCGACTGCGGTTACAATCGTGATCGCGGAACAATCGCCGCTTTCGTTTGTGAAGACGGGAAAATCCGTTTCGTTTATCAAGCCGACATCGCTCTGCTTCACGAATTTTCTCCTTTCTCTTCCTGCTTGAGCAATTCACCTTTTGAACTCGTATTCGATGAAATCGATTATCTGAATTTCACGGGTCTGAAAATGACGAAGAACTCAAAATCACGCCAAACGATTCGTTCACTTCAAGCAAATCCTGATAATTCTGCCTGCGGTCGCTGTCACGCACTTGTTTCCTAATCTCGTTCCTCCCAGAACAACCAACATCAACCAATAAATAAATAAATACCATGTTAGCTACAATCAATCAACTCACGGCAATCGATGCCGCCCATGCCGCCTCAACAACCAGCGAAAAATACGGATTCGTTTCTACCCGCTCGGTTATCGACAACCTCACAAGCCTCGGCTTCACCACTCGCTCGATTCAGATTGCGCGAGCCAATAAAGAGGAACGCAAAGGCTTTCAGAGGCATATCGTCCGAATGCAACATTCCTCGCTCATGCCGAAAGTTGGCGATTCATTCCCCGAGGTTGTTCTGATCAACTCCCACGATGGCGGTTGCTCCTACCGAATGATGCTCGGAATGTTCCGCCTTCTCTGCTCTAACGGAATGGTATCTGGAAACATTCAAGACGAGCTTCGGTTCGTTCACCGGAAGGCAAATCTCGACAAGATCAAAGATGGCGTATTCTCCATCGTTGACAGAGCCGCCAGACTCTCCGATGTCGTTTCCCGCATGAAATCCCGCGAACTCACTCTTCCGGAGCAGGCGCACTTCCTCGACGAAGCAGTCCGCATCCGTTACAAAGCTCCCGAAGGCGATGTTTCTCTAGAGGATATTCGTGAATTCAATCATCGCCGCGATTCGCTCAATCAGCTTCGCCGCTATGAAGATCGCGGGAATAATCTTTGGCTTACATTCAACCGCATTCAAGAGAACCTTACACAAGGTCGCCGTGGTAGCGGTGTTCGCCGGATTACCTCTCCTCACACGGATGTTTCCGTGAATCGTGAACTCTGGAATCTCGCGGAAAATTTCTTGAACTAATTTGTTTCGGGAGGGGGATTATTCCCCCTCCCTAACAATTCATATTATGAAATTCCTACCGATATTGTTAGCGGGATCACTCGTTTCATGCTCATCAATCAGCAAAGAAACATATACCGAGCGGCGGATTTTGACCTACCCGAAAAAATCAACTCCGCATATCAAGGATATGTATTTGCAGGAGCCGAAAACCCAAACGCCTCAAATCATTCATCAACCGGAACCGCAAGCGGCAACGCCTGTTGATGATTTTGATTACATCAATCCTGATCTTCCGACAAACGACATCATTACGATTGGCTCGACCAAACAAGATGTTGCTCGCGTTCTTGGGAATCCCACCAAGGTTCACAAAGGAGTAGATGACGACATGTGGTGGTATAAATCCAGCTACATTGTCTTCAATTCCGAAGGCCAAGTTGAAGGATACAGCGAAAACGGAACGCCACTCAAAATCTCAATCCAATAATGTATATCACCCACAACGACGAGGAAATCCCGACAGGGACACTCAAACAACTCGGAATCATTCAGGCCAACTATAAATTGCTGGTCGAAATGTTCGGTGAACCTCGAATCCTAAATCAAGATTGTTTGCATGTTGAATGGGTCGTCCGAGTAGGCGACAAGATTGCCGCAATCAACAATTACATCGGCGTCACCAAGCCGACTGTCGAAAATACGGCACTCTGGCCGATAGCCGGATCAGAGCCTGATGTCATTAACGATATTCGGCAGATTCTTGATAACCCAATAGCCAGCATTAAGCGCAAAATCGAATTTGAAATGAGTTTGGTTGATGCAAACGAAAAAGAAGAACTCTTGAAGAAATGCGCGAGAAATCTTGAGCAAATGTGCAAGGCGACAACTATTCTATGCAAAAGCGCGGAGACGGCATTAGCGCAAATGAAAAAAATTATTTGATGGAGACAACAAATGAAAGAACTACTCTATATTCAATGGAGCTTTGAAGCCTTCATTAAAGTCATTCTCCCACTTTTGTTTTCGATTTACATTTACAAAACCCAATTCAAAAAATGAACGAAACAAGTTTCATAATTTTAGCGATAGCTAGTTTTATTGCGATTGCTTTTGCGTATCGCGCAGGACAGCAAAAAATACTGGATCAATTCGATGAATACACCAAAAAACGCAGAGAGCGCGAAAGCAGATGGCGCGAATTTGAGGAGGAGGATTAAAAATGGGAACTGAAAAAACAATTCATGATTGCATGCCTCCCGAAGCGTATATGCGAATTTGGGAATCAGCATCCAAGAATAATAATGGCCCAAGATACGCGAGCACAGTTATTGTTAAAAAAAAGATTGACAGAGCAGGGCAAAAAACCAATGTTTCGTCCCGTCTCGTAAAACAGCGGGGCAACATTGATAAATAGCCATGTCTAACAACAATAAAAAAATAAACTTTCCAGCCTTTCCGGTTGCCCCTTATGCGGGTGATCGTGACAATGCTCCGATTAAATCAAATACCGGAATGTCCATGAGAGATTTCTTTGCCAGTATGTGCCTTGTTGGTCTTGCTGGCGACATTGCGGATAGCGACATCACCGCCGATGAGATTGCGGAAACGGCATACGAAATCGCTGATGCGATGTTAGGTAAAATTGGAAAAATATGAGCGAGCCGAAAGATCAAAAAACATTCGACGAAATCGTAGAATCAATAGATATCAGTTCGCTCACTCCTAAAGATATTCTCGGAGACTTGTTCAGATCATTTCAATACATTTCAACCAGAGTTGCGGTTGCAATTCGGTTGCTGGAAAAAATGGAAAACAAGGAGAAAGAAAATGACCCAATACCCTGATCGGATTCCTTACGATCAATGGATAAATAGCCAGTTATCAATAGCGCGATTTTATGGTGGAATTTCCATCAACGGAAAACGCTATGTCATCGATAGAGAAACCAACGATCTTGTGATTCCGGTGCGTAGAAAAAACCGGAAAAAACAGGAAGAAAAAAAATCAGAAAAAAGTGTTTTCAAAACAGAAGAAATGAATTTGAATACATAGTGCAGTTCAACTGCTCAAATAAATAAATAAATAAATCAATGAATCCTCAAACAACAATTACTGCCCGTAAAAATGGAACTTATTGCGTTCATTTTTACTATAACGACGAAGAATCAAATGTCATCTGCAATAACCTGCAAGATGCCATGAAATTAGTTTCCGAGTTTCTTACGCGAGTTTCTAATAAATAAATATGCAAACATTCCTGCCTCATAAATGCTTCACCAAATCGGCGGCATCATTAGATAATCGCCGACTCGGTAAACAGCGTGTCGAATGCCTTCAAATCCTGAATGCGCTTCACAACCCTGAATACGGCTGGCAAAACCATCCCGCGACGAAAATGTGGCGCGAGGATAAAGGTTCTTTGGTTCACTACGGACTCGCTATCTGCGACGAGTGGATTCGCCGTGGCTACAAAGATACCTGCCGCGATAAAATCAAAGCGTATTTGCAAATTGCCGACCTCTCGCGGAAAACTACTCCGCGCTGGGTGACTGACGATTTGTGCGTTTCGCATCAGAGTAACCTCATCCGTAAATTTCCCGAGCATTACGCTCCGCAATTTCCGGGTGTTTCAAACGATCTTCCGTATGTCTGGCCAGCCTGATATGAAACACAATCTACATTGAATTTTCCCCCGAACAACAAACAAACCAAAACCAATGAAACATAAATCCATTACATTCAAATTCGCCTGTGGCGAAAAAGAACTGGCCGAAGCCGCTCGTTATTTCAATATCAAGAAAGCGACCCGCGAACATTATCGCAGATTGATCAATATTTTGATTCACGAAGGCGAGAAAGCCATCCTGAACAATAACGAAGACTAAAACTAACAACTCAAATAAATAAATATATGAGCCAAATAGCAATACCAATAAATGAAATCGAGCGCATGGCGGAAATCATCTCCAAAGCGAACTTCTTTGGATACGCCAATCTTGAGCAGGCGGCAACGCTGATGCTCATCGCGCAAGCGGAAGGTCGCCATCCGGCATCAGCCGCAAAGGAATACCATATCATCAAAGGCCGACCCGCCCTTAAAGCGGATGCGATGCTTGCACGATTCCAGCAAGCTGGCGGAAGCGTTCAATGGGTCGAACGCACCGACCAAAAAGTATCCTGCAAGTTTTCGCATCCGCAGGGCGGAGAAGTCACAATCTGTTGGACTATTGATGATGCCAAAAAAGCTGGCCTCACCAATAACGACAACTGGCGCAAATATCCGCGCCAAATGCTATCTGCTCGCGTTATTAGTGAAGGCGTGAGGGCAACCTACCCAAGCGTTGTTTCTGGCTTATACACGCCAGAGGAAGCGCAGGATTTCAGCCCTTCGCCAACGCCTGCGCCAAAACCAGCAATATCTCGCCCAAATCTGCCAGAGGCAAAACCAGAAACGGCTCCTGTTATCGAAATTGCGACCGAGGTTGCCGAGGCTCCGGTTGAATCAACAGGACAAGAGCAGGAGGCATCCACGGAAAAACGCGATGCGCTTTGGGAGTTGATGGAAACCCATCAATACACCGAGGCCGACATTATGCGATTCATCACAGATAAAGGCGTGAAAACCTCGGCGACCCGCATCGCTGACCTGACCGATAAAATCGTTGCCCGTCTCGTTGAGAAATTCTCTCTCATCGTGAAATTCATGGAGGAAACGAAATGAGCGACGAGCGTAACGGAAAAATCTCCGGAAGTGGCATTGCGGCACTCGCCGCTTGTCCGGGGAAATTCAATCTGGAACAAACTCTCCCGAAACAGCCTTCGGGAGAGGCGGCGGAAATCGGGAATCGTGTTCACGAATACATTGCTTCCGAGGGGAAAACCAAACTTGTTGATTCAGAGCGCGAGATTGCGGAACTCATCGTTAGCAAGTATGAGGAAGCGGTTGAAACAATCGGACTCGGAAATCCGGACAGCGTTCAGCGAGAAACTCGCCTATGGTATGGTGAGGATTGGAGCGGACAAATTGATCGGATTGATTTCTACGACACCTTTTATGGGAAAGTAGCTATCGTCACCGATTACAAGTCTGGCCGAATTGCCCAAGGCGGAGCGTCTGATAACCTTCAACTGCGAGCTTATGCTGTTCTGGCTAAAAAAGCGTATCCAGAATTGTATAAGGTTTATGTTTGCATCGTTCAGCCGCTCGCTGGCCCAACATCAATCGCTCAATACGATGAGCTGGATTTGGCTCAATCCGAGGCGCAAATTCAAGAAATCATCCGCAAAGCGTATGATCCGAACGCGCCAAGGATTCCGAGTCCCGATGCGTGTCGGTATTGCTCGGCTAAATCGGTTTGCCCCGAAGCCAGAGGATTAACCACCCAAATTCAGCAGATTGCCCATGAAAATGTGAAGGCTCTTACCTGCGACGAGCTTGGGAAATATCTGGAACGAGCGGAGGTTGTTGAGGATATCATTGCCGCTCTTAAATCCGAGGCCAAAAGCCGATTGTTATCTGGTCAATCCGTGACAGGATACAAATTGGAGGCAGGTAATTCAAGTCGCTCGATCCCAAATCCCGATGCGGCATACGAAAAGTTGAAGACTCACATGAGTCCACAAGAGTTTGCGAAATGCTGTAAAGTATCAGCACCGCAATTAGAATCTTTGATTGCAAAAAGTATGCAAATCAAGGCAAAGGAAGCAAAACAAAAGCTGGGCGAATTGCTCGGAACTGAACTTGTTGTAAAACAAGGCGAACAAAAAATGGTAAAGGAATAAATATGGAAAAGAAATATCTATCAAAAGCAGGAAAATACATCGCGGTTGTCAAGCGTCCGCCTAACGGCTGGTTCGGTGAAATTGGCGAAAAGAAAACGCCATTCATTCGGATTCCATTGATCATTCAGGAAACCCAAGAAATGGAAACTGACGATCAGGTCGGAACTGAAATCGTCTGGCGAGGATTCATCACCGAAGCCGCTGTCGGAAGGACTGTAAAGGCTCTGGCAAAAGCGTTCAATTGGGATGGTGATTTGGCCGCTCTTTCTGCCGACCAATACCTGACCTCATTTGAAAATCCTGACATGGTTGTTCTTGAAAAAGGTAAAACAACCGACACCGACCCGTTTACTGGCAAAACCTGCCGGATTACCTGCGAGGAAGAAGAATACGATGGCAAAACACGCGTTGTTATCAAATGGTTGAATCCCGCCGAGGGGAAAGAGCCTGCGGTGATGGATCAAAAATCCCTGAAATCAATTATCGCTGATGTTGGCAAAATTGCTAAAAATGCCGCGAAAGAGGCTCTTGAAGAACAGAAGACAGAAAAGCCAAAAGGCGCAAAACCTGCACCGAATGTTCGTAAACCCGAATTAAAACAATTCGACGAGGAAGGCGACGAGATTCCATTCTGATTATGAGTCAATATGATGATTACGATCTATCTTCCGAAATTGAGGAAGAGCGTGAAGAAAGGTTTCATGCTATGTGCGCCAAGCGCGATATGGATCAAGGAATATGCCCGAATTGGGGCGACAGCGAAAATGAACAGGAAGAAAACGAATGAACAGCAAATCACTATCAGTTGAGAAAAAACCAGAACCAGAAACAATCGAAGTGGAATTCGTCAAAGACGATCCCGCCGCATACAACAAACTTGAACTTGAAAAGGCAAAGGAATTGATCGGCGGACTTCTTGAGGAAAACTGGACTGGAATTCAGAAAGCGATCCACGAAAATCCAGAGGGCAAAACAACAGTATCCTTCAACTTATACTTGAATCACACATCAGCCGATGGGCGATATGTGAAAGCTAAACTCGCGTATAATTTGAAGGCAAAATCCGAGACCGCCGAGGTCTTTGTTGGAAACCCAAATCAACCAGAAATGTTCTGATGGAAACGGCTACCATTGCGTTCTGCATCCCAATATCTCCAATGTCATTACAAATGGCCGGAAAGCGATTGCAGATACGCAATGGCAAGCCGATATTCTTCAAAACATCGAAGGCTTCAAATTACCAGAAATTCATCCACCTCTATTCTCAACGCTATCTTCCGTCTGCGCCGTGGGATTGCGCGATAAAATTAGAGGTGGATTATTTCTTGGAACGGCCAATGCGCTTGAATACTAAAAAAACATCGCCTTGCGCCATCCTGCACACAAAGCGTCCTGACTTGGATAATTTGCAAAAAGGAACGCAGGACGCTCTTAAAAATTTTTGGGTCGATGATTCCCAAATAGCCAGTTTAAGCATACGGAAATTTTATGTTGAAGCTGGCGGAAAACCATCAATAAAAGTAAAGATCAGCAAACTTGAATCAATAAATGAATAAATACCAAGAAGAACTATGTTTCGATAAACCAACAACAAAACTCGGCCAAGCATTCGAAAAATACCACGCAGAAAACCCGAATGTGTATCAGGCACTTGTTGATTTAGCTCGAAAAGCTCGAAGATACCGACCTGATCGTGTGATCGGAATTCAAATGCTGTTTGAAGTGTTGCGCTGGAATTATTACACTTCCGTTTATACCACCGAGGAATACAAATTTCCGAATGCGTTTGCGGCTGGTTATTCCCGCCTCATTATGAAAAATGAGCCTGATTTGCGGGGGATTTTTCGTATCGCCAAAAGTGAATTTGATGCTGAATAATTCTGTGAACTATTACACCTATCACATAGGCGATTACCGAACCGCCACGGCTCACCTTTCATTAGAGGAAGACGCCACCTACAAGCGGTTGCTGGATTACCAATACGACAAAGAATGCCCGATTCCCGATGATTCGGCGGTTATGGCGCGGAGATTGCGAAGCACGGAGAAACTTGTTTCTGATATGCTCGCGGAATTCTTTACGCTTACGGAACAAGGATGGGTCAATCAACGGGTATGGAATGAAGTTGGCAAACATCAGGAATTCATAGAAAAACAAAAGCATAACGGGAGAAAAGGAGGGAGGATGAAAACCCAAGCCGAACCCACCGCTAACCCACCGCAAACCCTCCCAATACCCAATACCCATATCCCAATAGATAAAAAGGCAATCAACTTTGAAAATCTGCCGGAACCTCTCAATACCGAACAATTCAAAGAAGCGTGGAAGCGGTTCGTGAAATACAGGGCAGAAAGAAAAAAACCAATCTATCAAACATCAATGGAATCAAAATGGAAACAGATGGAATCTTGGGGTGTTGATTCTGCCATCCAAGCTATCGAAAACACGATTTCAAATGGTTGGCAGGGAGTTTTCCCGCCTCACGGAGAAAAGGCAAAGAAGAAACAGGATTCGAGTATTTTCAGGGGGTCTTTCTGATGAATGTTGTAATAAAAAAATGCAAAGAATGCGGGAAGGATTTTGAAACTGAAGAAATTTATATGCCCGAACTAAATCGGCGTTTCGTTTTTCAATCCGCTTGTGAGCCGTGTTTGGATCGATTGCTTACAGAACGCGATGTTCAGGAAAAAGAGGCAAAAGCCAAAAAGCGAGAAGACGATTTTTGGGGAATGGTTCCGGAAATTTACAAGACAACGGACGAAACAAAGATTAACAGCAAGTTGAAACGGGCAATTTACGAATGGAAATTCGGGCCAAAAGGAATCGGAATCAAAGGGCCATCAGGAACTCAAAAGACAAGATCAGCGGTATTGCTGTTGTATAGGCTCCACAAAGGCGGCAGGGATGTTTTCTACCTAAAGGCGACCAAACTCACCCAAAATGCCATTGAAATGTTTTCAGACGACAGGGAGACGAAAAGAAACGCCATTGAGCTTATGTCCAGAGCAACCAAATGTCAGGTCTTGCTTCTTGATGATGTCGGGAAAGGAAGATTATCACCAGCCGCCGAGGAATCGTTATACACTTTGCTCGACACGCGAACGGAAAACTTGCTTCCGACAATCTGGACAACCAACGCTGATAGTTCGCAGTTGCACGATATGATGTCCGAGGACAGGGCGGACGCAATCATGCGCCGACTTATCGAATTTTCAACAATCATCACACTACCATAATTATGAAACCAACAGAAGAATACCTACCATATAGCCAATTCGTTCAAAACCTGTGCAAATCAGGTACGGACATCCTTTGCCAAATGAAATGCCACGAAGCCCATCTCGTTCACATGGCAATGGGTGTTTCTGGAGAAGCCGGAGAACTTTTGGACGCTATAAAAAAATCCACCATTTACAGAAAACCGCTCGACAAAGAAAACATAATCGAAGAATGCGGCGATATTCTGTTTTTTGTTCAGGGAATTCTTAATTACTATTCTTTGGATATCACAGATGCGATCTACGAGAATCGCAAGAAACTTTCCTTGCGGTATTCAAAAGGCGAATACAGCAACGAACAAGCGCAACAACGAGCAGACAAACAATAAATATGTATATCATTATTAGAATCAAACAATACGATGGCGAAAAAGGGAAATATTGGGGTGTGGATCACGGTCACGGATTTCCTTCTGTTCTGCACGAACGATACGATGAAACAACAGAAGAAGCCTCTCGTTTAGCAAAGCAAAATCCTGACTGCCATTTTGCGATTTTTGAATACGACACAGCCGCAATTTGTAAAATGCAACCTCCAATTTGGATCGAGAAAGAAGACCTATGAGATTTCACATTCTTGGATTACCGCATACTGTTACGAATAAAGAATTTGTTGCGTGCGCTTATACGCAGAAAGTTCTGAAATTTGGGAAAATGATGAAAGACCTCGGACACGAGATCATTCATTACGGCCACGAAGATTCAGAGCTTATGTGCGACGAGCATGTCACAGTTCTGACCAACGACGATTTCCAGAAAAGTTATGGTTCCCACGACTGGAAAAAAACCTTTTTCAAGTTTGATACTGGCGACCATGCGTATCAAACCTTCTACGCCAACGCGATTCGGGAAATTGCAAAGCGAAAACAACCGAACGATTTTCTTCTTCCATTTTGGGGATCAGGAGTCAGAGCAATTTGTGACGCTCACGGCGACATGATCGTTGTAGAACCGGGAATCGGATACGCTGGAGGACATTGGGCGCGGTGGAAAATTTTTGAATCCTACGCGATTTATCACGCTTATTGCGGATTAGAGTCTGTAGGAACTTGCCGCCAAGATTGGTATGAAGTTGTTATTCCGAACTATTTCGACCCCAAGGATTTTGAATACAATGAAAACAAAGGCGATTACTATCTTTATCTTGGCCGAGTTTATGGCGGCAAAGGATGCGAAATCGCATTTCAAGCGGCAAAGCTGGCAAATGTTAAATTGATCGTCGCCGGACAAATTGAACAAGGCTACAATCTGCCAGACCATGTGGAATATGTCGGCTACGCCGATTCAGAAAAAAGAAAAAACCTGATGAGCAACGCCAAGGCATCTTTCATCCCTTCGCAATACATTGAGCCGTTCGGAGGAGTTCAAGTTGAAAACCTTTTCTGCGGGACTCCAACGATAACAACTGACTGGGGAAGTTTCGCGGAAAACAATCTTCACGGAGTCACCGGATACAGATGCCGAACGATGGGGGATTTTGTTAGAGCGGTTCAACTAATTGAATCAGGAATGATAAAATCAAAAAATTGTCGCCTATGGGCTGAAAACTTCTCTTTGGAGAGAGTTGGCAGGCTTTATGAGAAGTATTTTAAGGATGTTCTGGATGTTTATACTGGCAAAGGCTGGTATGCAGATTGCAATGGTTTAACTCCTTTGATGAAAACATATCCGTATTGATAAAATATGAAATTTGATTTTGTTGATATCGGAACAAGCGATTTTGATCTCGGATATGGTTCAGTTGGCTTGCAGTCGAGCCATCTTCTTATTGAACCCGTCAGCTACTACCTTAACAGGATTCCTGAAGCGGAAGGAGTTGTGAAAATAAATGCGGCAATATCTGATCGTGACGGAGAAGGGGATGTGTATTATTTAAGCGAGGAAACAATCGCAGAATTAAAATTGCCTTTTTGGGTCAGAGGTTGCAATCGGATTAGCAGTCCGCATCCGACATTGGTAAAAATACTAAATGGTCAAGATGCGTGGAGCATTCAAAAAATTAGAACGATAAAATTTTCAACGCTGATTCAGGAATTGAAAATTGAGGCCATCGGGAGCTTGAAAATCGACACAGAAGGACTTGATCATATTGTCTTGAGTGGCGTTGCTGATTGCATCGATTCAGGACTATCGGTTGATCGCGTAATGTGCGAGTGGGTTCCTGCTTTCGGAAACACAGAACAACTTAAAGAACTATGTTTCAGATTGTGGAATTATTTCCCGAAACAAGAATTAAAAGGCGAAGACATTTATCTGACAAAATGAAAAATATATTATTCTTTACTCAAAATCGATGGGCCTTTGGATCGTTACATCACGGACTCGCAAAGGAGTTATGGAAACATGGCATCTACGCGAATCTTTTGGATTGGACAGTCGAATACAGCCAAGAGGAATTCAAACTTCTCCGAGATTCATACGATGTTTTCGTAACGATGCCGGATGCCGTTCTTGCTCTCCATTACAAATATGGCGTAGAACTGGAACGCATTGTTGCCGTAGCTCACGGGCAATGGGACATCCTTCTCGCCAAACAACAAGCCGATCAAGACTTCTACCCGAAGCTGAAAGGTTTCGGGGTCATTAGCAATATATTGAAAAGAAAATGTGATGAATGGCAAATCTCAAGGATTCCTGATGTCGTAGAACTCGGGATTCACACAAAGACTTATCGTTTCCAATTGCCGGAATCTTTGGGTGTTGTTGGATACGCAGGATCAGGAGAAACAAGGAATTGGTATGGTGAGGAAATTAAAAGGCCAAATCTGGCTGAACAATCAGTTCTCGGAATTGAAGGATTAACCTTCAAGAAGCATCAGTTCTACAACCATCTTTGTATGCCCGGATATTACAAAAGCGTGGATGCTGTAATAATGTCCTCAATAGAAGAAGCAGGAGGACTCCCAATGATGGAGTGTGCCGCCGCTGGCCGATTGCCGCTCGGAACTCCTGTGGGCTATTTTGAAGAGAATGCACCGCAAGGCGGAGGCATCCTTTTACCTCTTGATGAAGCGGCATTTGTTCAAGAGGCCCAAGTGCAGTTGAATTTCTATCAGAAAAATAAGATGCAATTTATCGGTAGATGCAAAGAAATAAAAGAATATGCGCTTGAAAATTACGATTGGCGTGTGAAGATTGCGCCATGGATCAAGCTATTTTGTGAGTGAAAAGATTAACAGCGAAGAGGCGTTTTTACTGCGTGAGTTTTTCTGCGAAATGATCGCCATAGCCTTATATGACGCAACAGATAATACAAAATATAAAAGTATATATAAACAGCAGGAGATTGATAGGGATAAAAGATTAGCATTAAAATGGATTGCAGGAGACAAAAATTCCCCTTTTCCTTTTGAAGAAGTTTGTCATGCTGTCGGAATAGAACCGCAACCAATAATTGATATAATAAATAATGAGGAAAGATTATCCAAAGTGGACATGCGAGCCGTGCGCGATGATTCACAGTTCGAATAAAAAAAAATCAGTCATTTGCTGGCATTACGGAAAGTGTGATGTCTGCCAAAAAAACGCAGTTGTAACCGAACCAAGAGACTTCGGGCATTTTCCGAACTGGTTCAAAAAAGGAAAATAAATAAATGAGCGACACACCAGAGACAGATCACCTTGAAGACCAGCTTGGAAGCGCGGCAAGGTTTTCTCATCCGATTATATGGAGGCACGCACGGCAATTGGAACGCGAGCGCGACGAGGCGAGGAAAGAAGCAGAAGAACAGGCGAGATTGCTCGGAATGAGCGCACAGCGTGAATCCGATCTTCTCGGGAAACTCGAAAGAATCAAAAGAGCCGCTGAAAATGTTATACTTCAATGGGATTCGCCATCATGGAAACTCACAGAACCAACAGCAGGCGTCATATATCGCTTGCGTGACGCTTTAGAAATGGAAAGCCAATGAACCTGCTCGAAAAAGCATCCAACTTCGCCAAAAGCGCACTCATATTCGTAAAAGCAGGAATGCCGTGCAACGATGAGCCGGAAATAGCCAGACGCTTACGCATTTGCTCGGACTGCGAACATTTCGATCCCTACGCTTACAAGAATATGGGTGAGTGCCAAATCTGCCATTGCAATATGGAAATCAAAAGCATCATGGCTACCGAATCCTGCCCAAAAGGAAAATGGGAAGAATCCCAATATGAGTGACATCCCAACAGAACGGGAATGTGACCTCACTGTCGCCGGAACAATCTGCATTCTTACCCTCAAACAACTCCTGTTAGATTACGAACACCTCGCCGCTAAACACGACATCGTTCCCTCTCCCGTTCTGCATAATGTCATCGACTCTTCGATTGACGAAATGGTAAAAATTTTCAAGACCAGCACCATCCTAAACGAAATATTTATCGGCATGGTTATGGAGACAGTCAGAGACCGACAAACCAACGGAAACACACCATCAATTCACGCGAATTGAACGCGAATACAGGGGATACATAAGGGGATTTTGGGTGAACATGTCAAGAAAATAATTGACAGACCCGAAAACAATAGATAACCTTTTGAATAAACCAATCTTGTTAGATCATACATCACAAGAATTTATCAATAATATCGGTGAACAATCAATAAGTGAACTTGAAAAGAAAAAAACCTCTGCGCTCTAGAGCGACATTCAAGAAGCGAACGCGCATAAGACTCGTATCCGAAGCTCACGGGAAGAAATTGCTTCAATATCAAATCCTGCGAAGAGAGTTTCTGATGGATAAAAACTACAAATGCGAGGTCTGCGGACATGCAGGTGATCAGGTTCATCACAAAGAAGGGCGAGGAAAGAAACTTTGCGCTGTGAATACATTCTTGGCAGTCTGCGCCGGATGCCATCGCAGGATTCATGACAATCCTGCTTGGGCGCGAGAGAACGGCTATCTAATCTACAATTTTACCAATGCCACCGCTTAACAACAAGCTTCACGAAAAGTTTGCATGGCTGGTTGCCGAGGGCGATTCCCATACCGAGGCATACCGGAAGATCATGCCGCATGTCGCCTCGCCTCGCGTTCTTGCTCACAAGGTTTATCACAGAGCTGATGTTAAAAGCCGGATTTCAGAAATCCGTCAAGAGGTTGCCACCCGATCCATTCTTTCGATATCGAGGAAGCGGGAAATCTTGCGCCAGATGGTTGAAGGCACATTCCCAACCAAGATCGTCCGCAACCCAAATGGCAACATCGTGGCAGTATTCGACCGATTGGCCGCTCTCAATATGGACGCAAAGATTGCAGGCGAATTTGCGCCAGAGCGCCATGAGATTATCGCTAACGACCTCCGCCTGACATTCAAAATTAAGGGACGGAATACCAATGCACCAGAGGACAACGACATCATAGAGGCTGAAATCGTCGAAAGCCGAACCGATTCCGTTCCCGTCATAGAAGATGCTCCGGAAGATGAAAACTTCGGGACAGACGCAGACCTCTCGGCATTCGAGAATGCGCCAATCGACCCATCGCAACCGCAAATCGACACGCTTTAATGTCTATCCGACCAACATCACGCACAGTCGAAACGGCAATCAACATCGCCACGAAAATACGCAAGGCTGTCGAGTCCGACGAAAAGATGGGAATGCTCTATGGAGCAGAAATCATCTTACGGGAAGGAACAAAGAATCCGCCAAACGAAATCGAACTGAACGAGAAGTTGTCTCGGCAAATCATTCTGCAGTTCGTGCAGAGCCTTCTAGACAAGGATCAGTTTGAAGCCAGCGCAACGATCTTATGGGGTCCGGATGTCTATGACTGGCGACCACGATCCAGCCGCGACACATGGCGATACTTATTTGACCACGACTTGGTTTTGGTTCAGGGAGCGGGAGCCATGGGTAAAACATTCGGTGCGGCGGCATGGTTCTACCTTGATTGGTTCCGTGATCCGTTTTACACCAACATCAAAGTGATCTCGCTGACACGCGAACACGCCGAAAGGAACATCTTTGCCAGCATTAAAAACTTTCACCGCATGGCTCTCGTCAAACCGGAATTTCAAAAGGCTGACGAGTTGGTTACCAGCATTCAAGCATCTTCTGACGCCAAGCAAGGCATCCACCTCGTCGCAATCCCTAAAGGCGAGTCAGGCCACGGAACATTGCGCGGGTTCCATCCGACGCCTCGTTTCACTCAACCACACGGAAAATGGGGAAGGCTATCACGAACCCATGTTATTCTTGACGAGGCCGAGGAGGTGCCTGCCGGAGTTTGGGAAGGCGTCAATAACATTATATCAACTTCGGATGTCAATGAATGCCGTGGGCGCATCAAAATCTTCGGCGCGAGCAACCCGAAAGACCGCACCAGCGACTTCGGCCAACGCTGTGAGCCAGTCAACGGATGGGGATCAATAGACTGCGAGGAAGATTTTGAGTGGGAATCCAAGGAGGGCTATCATGTTCTGCGGTTAGATGCCGCAAGATGCGAGAATGTTGAACAGCAAAAGATCGTTTTTGCTGGATTGCAGACCTATCAAGGTTTCATGGGATACATGAGCCGTGGGCGCACGGCAGAGGCAATGACGATGGCTCGCGGATGGTTCCCCGAGGAAGGTCAGGCAATGATGATCATAACGCCTGCCATGATGAACAACGCTCTTGGGAATTTGCGTTTCATTGGCCCTGTTGTTCCGCTGGCCGCATTCGATCTTGCGTTGGAAGGCAACGATCAAGTGATATGCTCATACGGAAGGTTTGGCCTTTGCGATGGCTGGACAGACCAAGCCGGAAAGTTCCATGAATTCAAGTCGTCAAGGAATGCTTTACAACTCGATTCGCAGATTCCTTTCCCGAAGAGAGCTACGCTGGAGCAGACGCATGCAATTATCAAATTTTGCAAAAGCATGAGGATTAAACCAAACTGGCTGGCTGTTGACCGAACTGGCAACGGATCAGGAATCCATGATTCGCTCTGCACCTTGTTTGGGCAAGAAGTGATGGGCGTCAACTACTCTTGGGCCGCATCCGAGACCAGAATCCTTGGTGAAGATAGCAAACAAGCCAACGAATTATATAACGGAGTTGTTACCGAATTGCTGTTCGGATTAGCGAAATACTTGGAATTTGAATATCTCAAGATTAGTCCGGGGTTTCGCAATGAACAGCTTGTTCGCCAAGCCACAGGCAGACGCTATAAACAAGTTGGTCAGGGATTGGTCAGGGTCGAGAGCAAAGGAGACTATTGCAAGAGAACCAGATCAAGCAGCCCTGATTCTTTAGATTCACTTGCGATCCTCGTTTATTTGATGCGTCAACGCTCCGGTTCAATCGCCACAATGACCGAGGAAAGCAAACGCGAAGCACCTATGGAAAAAAATCAGGAAAGCGTTGTTGACATGATGCAGTTTGTAGATTTTTCTGATTAGCCAATAGATTCCATTTCTTTCAATAAATAATATGAAAATACAACAGCCAAGTAAAATTGAGAAAATCGAAGTTGAAAAACTAATCCCCTACGCAAGAAACAGCCGAACCCATAGCGATGCTCAAGTGGCGCAAATCGCCGCAAGTATTCGTGAATTTGGTTTTAACAATCCTGTCCTTATTGGGCCTGATAACGACATCATCGCTGGTCATGGCCGAGTATTGGCCGCAAGAAAACTTGAGCTTACAAGTATTCCTTGTATCAAACTCGGACATCTTACCGAAAACCAGAAACAGGGATTTATTATCGCTGACAATCGTATCGCCATGAATGCCGGATGGGATGATGAAATGTTAAAACTTGAAATAGCAAAACTAAAAAATGAAAACTTCAATTTAGATTTGATTGGTTTTTCATCAGCTGAATTAGATGTGATGATAGGATCATTAGATGGTGAAAAGGTAACAAATCTAAAAGATGAATGGACTGGCATGCCAGAATATGAGAAAAAGGAAATTTGTTTTAGAAATGTTGTAGTAAATTTTGATAATGCCGAGGATGTTACAGAATTCTTCAAAATAATTGGTCAGGATTTCACAGATAAAACAAAATCCATTTGGTTCCCTAAAAAAGAAAAAGATATTGTCATAGATACAATGTGGATTGATGAAGAAGCAATTGACAATTCAGATGAACAGGAATAACTACCCACAATTCCCATTATACATTCCATCTAAAGGGCGAAGTCAATTTATGATGACATCGCAGGCATTAACAAAAATGGGGGTTCATCATAATATAGTTGTCGAACCACAAGAAGTTAAAAAATATCAGAATGCCGTAAGGCAAATGAATTTATTAACAAATGTAATTGAATTAGATATGTCGTATAAATCAAAATATGAATTATGCGATACTCATGGATTAAAAAAATCCACAGGATCAGGTCCGGCTCGTAATTTTATTTGGGATCATTCTATTTCAGAAGGTCACAAATGGCATTGGATTATGGATGACAATATTCGTGAATTCTGGCGAATGACTAAAAATAAAAGAATAAGAACTACCTGTTGCGGTTTTTGGAAAGCAATGGAAGATTTCGTTTTAAGATATATCAATGTTGGAATGGCTGGTCCATGCTATTCAATGTTTGGATTTGGGCCAAAAGAACCATTTTGCACAAATACAAGAATTTATTCATGCAATTTAATCCGAAATGATATTCCATTTAGATGGCGAGGACGATATAACGAAGATACGATTTTATCATTGGACATGTTAAAACAAGGATGGTGTACCATTCAATTTTATACATTTCTTCAAGGCAAAATTGCGACACAATCTATGACAGGCGGCAATACAACCGAAATTTATCAAGATGGCACAATGGATAAATCTAAAATGCTTGTTAGAGAACACCCTGATGTTGCAAAAGTCGTTTGGAAATATAAACGATGGCACCATTTTGTTGATTATACCCCATTCAAAAAAAATAAATTGATTAAAAAGAAAAATCTTAATATTGATCGATCTCCTAAAAATTACGGAATGAAATTAGTAACATTGGCTCAATAAAATTATGGCTAAACCAATTTGGGGCATGGTCCCTCCGGGGGGATGGCATTATCAGGACGGCGATGTTACGCTTGAAGGCTGGAGCCTTGATAATCTTTACGATGTTGTTAGGAACTATCGCGCTGAAAACAATCTTCCGCTTGGCGATGTTGTTGGAGATGTTAATTCTTTCGTTTGTGGTAATTTCCCAAATTATTGTCATGGCGTTGATATGGTTGTTGTTACCAGCGTCGAACAGCCGAACCAGCAAACAGAACTTCTTACAGATATTACAGTTTGGGCAAAGAATACCCTCACAACCAACAAGCGAATTGATTTCGTCACGGATGAATTGGCTGAAGCGAGAGCCAAGGTCTGCGCCAAATGTCCAAAGAATGTGAAATGGCGTAGTGGGTGCCAATCCTGCATAACAGCAACGGAACGGCTATCTGTAAGCATACGGCAAGCGCGGGAAACAAAAACCTCGCGTTCTTTGGGAGGCTGTTCTATAATGCGCCACGACAACCGGAGTGCTGTGTTTTTCGACAAAAACAATTTTAACAAACCGCAAAACTTGCCAGCAAAATGCTGGCTGAATCAATAATGGCTAACACTATCAAACCAATTCCCGCAGAAGTCAGCAACGCATACGCAACGAAAGCTCCAAGGATTCGTGATGGTTCTGATAAAAACCAACGGGTAGCTTTGGAAATCAAAGAGCAAAAAGTCAACGATTCTGGCGAGGTTGTTGATAAAGAAACTTTAGAAGTCCGCAGAACTTTCCGTGACGCTTCCCAAGCCCATTCGGCCTATAAGCGTCTGAAACAGCAAAATGTTGAACGAAACAAAAAGAACGCTCTGATTCAAAAGAAGTTGAACAATGAGCCGCCATACAGCCCAAAGAAACTTGAAAGTATGGGGCAAAACTGGCGAAGCAATCGCCCGACAGGCTTCCTTTCAATTCTCGTCAGCCGGATTCAGCCACCTTTCAAAACAGTCATTGAGGCATCAACAACGCTGACATACAGCAAGTATCCAATTAACAGCGTTGATGCCGAGCAAAAGACCAAGGTATTCCGTGAAGAAATTACCAAGACAATTCGCGGATGGAGCGGTCACAACGATTTGTTGGCGCAAATTGTCCATGAGAACACTACATTCGGATTTACCGGAATGTGTTGGGATGACACCCGCGATTGGAAGCCAGAATTTCTGCGACAAGATTATACATTCTTCTCAATCGAGACTCCGCAGAATGTTGATGCAACTCCAATTTGGGCAAGAAAACGCAGATATCAAATCGCTGAACTTCTTCCTATTCTGGAAGACGCCGAACTATCCGCTCTTGCCGGATGGCATATCAAGAACCTCGTAAAAGCCATCAACAACGCTCGTCCTGCCGGAAGAACGCTCGACAGCGACGATGACGCTCGCCGATATGAGGACTGGATGCGTGAAGGTTCTTATGGGGCATCCTACGAAAACGATGCGAAATATGTTGAGCTTGGCGAGTTGTTGGTAAAAGAGCCAACCGGAAAGATCAGCCGATTCTTGTTTGACGATAAGACAGGCGATGAAATATGCACGCAACTTGATCGCTATAATCGAATGTCAGATTGCTTGGCATTGTTTGCTATCGAAGTCGGTTCAGGTTCTTTGATGTCAAGTCGCGGAGCTGGCCGCGACCTATACAACACCCACATTGCCGTTGATAAGGCGAGGAATCTAATCATCGACAATACCTATCTTCGCGGAATGTTACTGCTCCGCAAAACTGCAACAGCAAAAAATGGCGTTGCTCCGCTGACTGTGAATCATCCGGTAGCTTTCATTTCCGAAGGCTACGAGGTTGTTCAACAGCAAATGCCAGCGGATGTTGAGGATTTCATTCGCCTCGATCAATTCGTCAGCGGATTGGCGGAAATCCAAGTTGGAACATTCCTGCCATCGTCTGCCATGGGAATTCAAACTGGCGACAAAACAGCCAGCGAAATCAACCGAGTTGCAGCGATTGAGAACCAAATCCGTGAAGGAATCCTTTCGCGCTGGGCGTTTCAATATTCCCAATCAGTTCAGCGTATGCAACGAGGAATTTGCCATCCTGAACACATTCGTGCGGCAAGTGAAATCAAGACATTGCTGGATGTTGCGAGAGTTCAAAACCCTGCCGCTGTTTGGGGGAAACGAGATGTTGTCGAAGCGTTCCTTGAATCTGAACTTGAAGTTCCTTCTTTTGTTGTTCCGTTTGAAATCCCTCGGCATTTGGACGAGGACGCAGTTGATTGCTGTTTGCGTATGCTCGAAAGGAATCTTCCTCCGAGCGATATTTTGTTGATGGCTTACTCGCCAGCACAAGAATTGTTGCCGGATATGCTGGCCCAAGACAATGCGATTCTGGATTTGTTGATTCAACGCTACATGGGCAATCCTTCGATCAACCAAACCGAATTGATGAAACTTGATTGGAGCCGCAAAGTCGGTCAGGAAATTGCCAACAGCGTTCTCGTTCCGCCTGATATGGTTCAGGCTAACGCGATTGAAGCCACACGCCAGCAAGTTATCGAGTTGCAAAGCATCATGGCAGGCCAAGAGGTTCCCGTGTCGCCTCGGGACGATGACGATATTCACTTGCAGACGCTCACGCAAAAGCTGATGCCAGTCATTGCTAACGCTCCGGAAGGTTCTCTGCCTCCTGAAATGATTCAGCCGTTTACGAGAGCGTTACAGCACTACATGACGCATATCCAACAAGCCGAGGGCAAAGGCATGGATAAAAAGAAACTTCAACTCTTCAAAGAAGGATTGAAAATGGCCTATGACAAATTGACAGCAGGAATGAATGTTCCTCCTGTTGATCAAATCATGCCTGCCGCCGCTGGCGCAGGAGGAGGCGGAAGGGGAGGCGGAGGAAGAAGGCCATCAGTAGCGCAAGCAAATATGGCAGGAGAGGCATTGGCCGCATCCTCACCAAGTCAACTCGGAGAAATCAATCAGATTGCCGCTCCCGGAAAACCTCCAACAGCCGCTTAAAAAACAAACAATATGGAAATAAAAAAACTAAAAACACGCGAAAAAAATAACGAGAAAAAAGAACCAGCTAAATTGAAACAGCTTCCTTCGATGAAAGAGAAAGAGGAAGAACTTGATTCTTTGCTTTCTGCCGAGGAACAAGCCGCATACGAGAGGCTTGAAAAACAGGGGATGAGCGACCAAGGCATCGTCAGCCCAAAAGAACTTAAAGAGTTCGGAAAAGATGTTTATCGCGGCGTTAAAGCTAAAGCGAAAAAAGTTGCCGAAAAAGTTAGTGCCATGATTGGCAAATCCAAAGACAACGAGAAATGACTTGGGAACAATCTGATTCAAATAGATTTCGGGAATACCTGAACAAAAACCAAGGGAAATTGTTTTCATTCCTGAAAACACGAATCCCGCGAGTTGATGGCAAAACGATTGAAGAAGTCGCTTTGCAGGCTAAATACAAAGAAGGATTTGAATTTGCTTTGAGGGAAATGGACGATCTTGCAATGTCGCAGGAAACAAAGGATGATCCATCTTCTGGAACATTCACAACAATGTAATTATGAAACAAGGACTCTACGCAAACATTAACGCTAAACGCAAACGCATCGAAGCTGGGAGCGGAGAAAAAATGCGCAAACCCGGATCGAAAGGAGCGCCAACCGCCAAATCATTCAAAGAGGCGGCAAAGACAGCGAAGCCAGTAAATAAAAAGAAAAAGTAATGGCTGAAATAAAAAAGCGGTTCACGAAAATCATAGTCAACAAGGCGACCGGAAGGACACGAACTGTCAAATACGGGCAAGCTGGAAAAGCTAAAGATGGCAAGGATCGTATCCGTCCCGGAACAAAAAAAGGCGATGCCTATTGCGCTCGTTCGCTAAAGATCAAAGGAGATTGGAAAAAAGACCCAAACTCCCCGAATAATTTGTCTCGTAAAAAATGGCGGTGTCGCGGGGCAAAATCAATGAAGTGATAATTAAATACTAAAATACCAACAAATATAAATATGGAAGATAACGAAAAATCAGAAATGGATGTGACGGGATTCGGGAATCCATCACTTGACGCAGATAGAATTGATGATGAAACCGACGCGCAAATTGATGATGCGTTGGATGCCGCATTATCTGAAACCGGAGAATTAGGAGATGCTGGAATTCCAGATGAAGAACCAGTTTTAGAATCCCAAGAACCTGCGCCTGAAGAACCGCAAATCCCAGCAGAGCCTCAAACGCAGGAACCAACTGCTCCGCAGGTTGAAATTGATCCTGAAATTTCCGCCATTGAACAGCCGCGAAATCTTTCAGAAAAAAATCAAAGCAACTGGCGCAAACTGCAGGAAACAGCTTCAAATTACAAACGCCAAGCGCAAGAAGCAGAGGCCATGCGTTCCAAGTTGCAGGAATACGAAACCAAACCTCCGCTCCCATCAGATTACGAGGATTTGCGCCAATTCCGCGCCATCTTCGATGTTCAGTCTGATCCTGAATTCCAAGAGAAATACGATAAGCCAATCAATCAGGCTAAAAACCAAGTTTATTCTATCCTCAAGAAACATGAGGCTTCGGATGAATTGATTCAAAAAATTGAAGCACAGGGTGGCCCTGACAAGATTAGCCAAGAATGGTGGGTCAATAATGTGATCAACAAATTGCCGCTGACCGATGCTGAACGGCTAAAACGCGGGTTGGTTGATGTTGCCGATCTGCAAGAACGCAGAGTTGCGGAGGTTCAGAAATCTGCGGCTAACGCCGAACAGTATTACCAGCAAAGAGGTGAAGCGGCAGTTGAGTGGTTCGCCAATCAGGAGAACGAAATTTTCCAGTATGTGCAGAACAAAATCGTTGAGCAAAAAGCTGATTGGGCAATGCGTAAAGAAGTTCCTAAAAACGCAACGCCGGATCAGGTAAAGGCGATTCAATCGCATAATGAGCTTGCGGGAAATGTGGAGAACCTTTTCGTGTCCGCATTGTGGCCAAAAACATCACAGGAACGAGCCGATGTCGCCGCCGCCGCCGCGATGAGTCATGTTCTGTCGAACCAACTTCGCGTAGAGCAAACGGCAAAGCAAAAAATGCAACAGCAGTTGAAGCAACTAACAGAAGAAAATACTCGCCTCAAGGGGGCTGGTAAGTTGCCGAAACAAAATCTTGCAACCGCATCCAGCAACAAGCAAACAAGCACCAATGATCGCTTGAAAATGTCTTCGCTCGACGCCATTGATCTTGGTTTGGATGAGGCGGGAGCTTAATCCAACTGTCAAGCAATTCTTGACAGTTGTCTGGTAATACCGGACATCCTCGAATTTAATCAATAAACAAATAATTTTTATCTTATGAGCCAAACCAAAATGTCCCCTGACGAGAAAATCACCGCGATTGCATTAGATCAACCCGATCCATTCGCTCGTCCCGGACAGCCTGCCAAAAGCGTAGCAAAATCTCCTGCAAGACCGCAGAGGGACTTTTCTCATCTTGATGAACCTTTGCCAAAGCAAGAGCAAAAAAAAGAGGAGGTTGTCGTTAAAACGGATGAACCAGCTAAAAAACGAGGAAGGAAAACCAAGATTCTTGAATCGGTAGAGGCTCCAGAGCCAAAATTGGAAGAAATTCCAAAAATTGAAGAAATTATTGTGGAATCTCGCAATCAAGAAGGCATGCCGTCTTATCGGACTGATTTTTCTGGTCGTGATATATTCGTTGGATGCGCTTGGTATAAAACAACCAATCCGGTCACTTGTTTTGCGCTGATTGCTTTGGCTTTGGACTTTGGCCGAGACAAAATCCGTTTCGATATGGAACTTGGTGATGCGATGATTTATCACGCAAGGAATCGTTTGGCTCAAAAATTCCTTGAAACGGAAGCCAAGTATCTTCTGATGATTGATGATGACATTATTCCAAGTATCGGCAGGCCTCCTTGGATGAGAGCAACTGTTCATGCCGCGAGAAATGTCATCGACTTGCCGCTTCAACGCCATATTGTGCATCGTCTGTTGAATTCTGGAAAAACATTGATTGGCGGAGCGTATTTCGGAAGACAAGAAGGCGGGAAATTGATGTGTAGCGATCAATCGCTGGCGAAAAATGCGCGGCAATACGATGATTTCATTGTTCCGGTTGATTGGATCGGAACCGGATGCTTGATGATTCACAGAAAAGTATTCACGGACATGCAAGAAAAATTCCCTGAACTTGCGACCAATGATCCTCTCGCCCCATTTGATTATTTCCTACCAATGAAAGGGCATGTTGGAGAAGATGTCGCGTTCTGCCACAGGGCAAAACAAGCGGGACACCAACCGCATATTGACCTTGGAACACCAATTTACCATGTCGGCTACAAAACCTACTGATGAAGCCTAAAATTTACGCTTATTACGAGTCAATCCAGACAAGAAACCAACCAGAGGAATTTGCTTGCGCGAATATCTGGAAAGAATCTTGGGAAAAACATGGATGGGAAGCTGTGATGCTCAACAATAGCCATGCTAAAGGAAGCATGCTGCATCAAAAATTGATTTCAAAAATCCTAAAAACGATGCCGCTTCTTTCTTTAGAAGATCAAAACAATTTACAGCGTTTAGCTGTTCGTTTTTCGCGTTGGTGCGCTCTCCATGCCGCTCGCGGAGGTTGGATATCTGATTATGATGTCGTGAATATTGGTTTCACTCCAGAAGACGCTGAAAAAATGGCCTCTGTTGATGCGTTGATTATCATTGGTGACCCAAGGGCATATTTGATTCACGCAAACAACGAAATTTGCGCTGGTTCTATCAGTAAATTTATTTCTGGAGACATTATGAACGGGAATAATGTGAAATCCGAGTCAGAAATCCTAAATTTCAGCAAAGAATACGAGGATATGAACAAAAAAATTGTTCATGCTCGAAAATTTGATGGTAAAACGAAATCGGAAACCATGAAATCAATTTATGGACAATTCATTTCCGTTCCGGCGTAGAAAAACATTTCTGCATACAGGGCATATTGGTGATATAATTGCTTTTTTACCGTCATTCCAAGCTCTAAACGGAACTACGATTGTCGTCCAAGACGGAGAACGGATGGCTCCAATGCGAGGATTCAAATTTGATTCATTACAACCGCTCCTCGAAAGTCAGGGGATTGAAACAACGATGAAATTTTCTGGATTTTGCATTGATGTCAATGTTTCAAGTTGGAGAGAATGTTATCGCGATGATATTTCTTTGCTGGATTCGCAAGCGAGATATTTAGGAATTATTCCAAAAAAAACGGGGCACATGAAAATAACTGAGCCTTGGATAAAAGTTGAAAAAAACAAAAAACTCATCGGAAAAACAATTTTCAATCGCACGCCAAGATATAGAAATGAAAGATTTTCGTGGAAGAAAATTTATGATAAATATGGGGGAAATTCTATTTTCATTGGAACCAAGGAAGAGCACGATGATTTTTGCGAAAAAGTTGGGGCTATTCAATATTATCAGACCAAAAATTGTTTAGAAGTCGCTGAAGCAATCAACGGGTGTGATCTTTTTATTGGGAATCAATCAAGTTCTTTTTGGATAGCCGCCGCGCTCAGAAAACCTTTAATTCAAGAAGTGTTTCCTCCGTGTCCAAATAGCATTATTGAGTATCCAGAAGCGCAGTATTTATTTCACACCGACAATTTATGAAAGAGTCATCAAAAGCTATGGAGAGGAGGTTTAAATCTGAAAAAGCTCCTTTATTCAAAAAGATTTTTACAGGCAAAGGAATCGATATTGGCGCAGGCGACGATCTTATCAAAATTGATGGAGTTGTCGGATTTGATGTTGATGATGGAGACGCAAACCATCTTGACCGATATTTTGAAACCGAATCTTTTGATTTTATTCATGCGTCGCAATGCTTGGAACACATGATTGATCCTAAATCCGCTCTTGCTTCTTGGCTGAAAGTTCTCAAAAAAGGCGGATACGCAGTTATCTCTATTCCGTCTTGGGAACTATACGAGGGAATGATTTGGCCTAGCCGATTCAACCCGGATCACAAGTCAACTTGGTCTTTATGGATGCCAGCTTCTCCAGCACCAACTCATGTTTGCTTGCCAGAATGGACTGCATGTTTTTCTGATTGTGATTTGATCTGCTGTGACTTGATAGACACAAACTATAATTACAAAATTGGAACTCGTGTCGATCAAACATATCCATACGAAAATCGCGTTGAGGCGTTCATAGAATTTATTTTGAGGAAAAGAAAAAATTATTTGACAAGCTCAATTCTTTGAAATAAAACATTGCCATATTCGGGATGCCAAATCCGTTATTTTGGTGGCTCGGTTGAAGCCAAGGCAATCAACCAAACAAGCCGTAAAAAAGGCACCAACGGCTGGGTGCGATCCAAAAATTAACCGCTCTGAAAAGAGCAAAAATTTGTTCTGGAATCGCGCAATAATGTTGTGGTTTCAGAGCTGCAAAAACCAAAACATAAAACCAAAATAAAATTATGCCTAACGATTGTATCCCACTTGCGACAATTCAAAATTTCGCATCCAAAGACACTAACCGCATCATCGGCCAGATTGCCCGCGTGCTTGCTCGTAAATCTCCATACATCAATTCTATTGATGGCGGAACTCTCCCGAATGTTTCGGATGTTGTCCGTTCTGTGGTTGAGGAAATGGCGGTTCCTGCCGCTTCCCTCGCCGCTCCTGCATTTGTGAATGACACCACCCTTTGCGGCGTTGGTGCTACTCCCGATCAGGTTGGTTCCACCGAATACACCTTCCAACTTCAAACTCTGCGTGGCGCTGGTCCTCGCGTTTGCGTTAAGCAAGCTCGGACTGCGTTCAAAGGTTCGTATCTCCAAGCGCAAATCGCTCTTGAGAAAACCATCCTTCAGTTGATCAATGCTGACATCCGCTATCAGTATCTCCTTCAATCTGGCATTAAGTTTGTCGTGAACAGCACGAAAACTTTCAGCCAGAGCTTGACTGGTGATATGCAGGTTCTCGGTGCGCCTTGGGCAACAGGCGTTGTTCCTGATGCCGCAATGAATTTCAAGACGCTCTACAAAATCGGCACATTCATGCGTGAGGAAATGCTTGCAGAACCTTTTGCTACCCGCGAAGGCGAATTCTTCCAAGTTATGGCCAGCGCGGATCAGATCGAAAACTTCCGTAACGATGCGGATGTTAAAGAAGACTTGATTGGCCTCACAACTGGTTCTTTCAAACTCGGTGAAGAGTCCATCAGCGGTTATCAGTTCCAAGGTTATCGCGGATTTGCCTTTGGCATCGACCAACAGCCGCTCCGCGCTTCCGGCTTCGATGGTTCCGGCAATTTGATTCTCGTCAATCCGACGATTTCTCAAGCCGTGACCAATGGCTTTGCTCAACGCCGGAATCCGGCTTGGGTTTCCGCTCCTTACGAGGTCATGTTCGTGATCGCTGGCGAAGCGTTCAAGCGTCTCGTTCCAGAGTCCTACACGGGCGAAGGCACTTTCCGCTTTGCTCCGCAACTCGCCATGGGTGAGTTGGAGTGGACTTACTTCCGCGACAACGATTGCAACCTCTACGGTGACTTCGGACAGCACATTTATCAGATTCAGCGTGCTATCCAGCCAATCCGTCCGCAGAACGTCTGCGCGATCGTTTACAAGCGTTGCCCATTTGACGGCATCCCGCTTGCTTGCTCCACATCGGCAACTGGCCTCTAATAGTTGACTGATATCGGTGGCAGGGTTAATTCTGACCCTGCCACCTCATCAGTTTAATATTGAATATGGCTGCAATAATTTTCCCTACTTCGCCTTCTATTGGTCAGATATTTTCGGCTGGCGGCAAAACATGGAGATGGAATGGTTATGCTTGGGATTCATTGGCGAACACCGCTTCTATTGGCGCGACAGGATTAACGGGAGCAACCGGACAAGTAGGGGCGACAGGAAGCGGGGCAACGGGAGCTACTGGTGCTGGTTATGACGGAGCCACAGGCGCAACGGGTCAAATAGGAGCCACAGGAATCGGAGCCACAGGCGCAACGGGAGTTGGCGCAACTGGTTTTACAGGCGCGACTGGAGCTACTGGATTTGGTGAAACTGGAGCTACTGGATTTATCGGAAGCACAGGCGCGACTGGCGCGGGAACACAAGGTAGCACAGGCGCAACTGGCGTTGGAGATCAAGGCGCAACAGGACTCCAAGGCGCAACTGGAAATTCCGGAGCAACCGGAATAGGCGCAAGCGGAGCCACAGGCGCAACAGGCGTGTCTGGAAACGATGGGGCTACTGGAGCAACCGGAATAGGCGCAAGCGGAGCCACAGGTTTGCAAGGGGCAACTGGAGTTGGTTCGCAAGGGGCGACAGGAGCAACAGGAAATTTTGGCGCAACAGGACTTCAAGGCTCAACAGGCGTTGGCGAAACTGGAGCGACAGGATTTGATGGCGCAACAGGAGTTGGTTCAACTGGCGCAACTGGCGTTTCTGGAAATCAAGGCAGCACAGGCGCAACAGGTTTTGGCGCAACAGGAGCGACAGGAATTGACGGAGCTACAGGATTGCAAGGGGCAACTGGTGTTGGCGATCAAGGTTCTACTGGAGCAACTGGATTGCAAGGCGCAACAGGATTAGGCGCAAGCGGCGCAACTGGAGCTACAGGTTTGCAGGGTGCTACAGGTTTGACAGGTGCTGGTGGAGCGTCTGGTTTTTACGGATCATATTTTAGCAATGTCGATCAAACTGCTGTTGCTATTAATACTGCATATGCAATGACAGTAAATAATGTCATTGGAGAAAATGGAATTTCTGTTGTTAGCGGATCACAAATTACTTTTACAAGTTCGGGAACATACGACATTCAATTTTCTGCTCAATTGCATAACAATGGTGGTGGAGGTGGCGGCGATATTGTTCAGATTTGGTTCCGTAAAAATGGAACTGATATTCCAGATTCTGCTACTCGCGTATCTGTTCCATCGAATAATCCATATGTGGTTGCGGCATGGGACTTCATGGATAATTTTGCCTCTGGAGACAATTTTCAGATCATGTGGTCAACTAACAATATCAATATCGGTATTGACCACAACACAGCAGTTGCACCAGCACCCAATATCCCATCGGTAATCATTAGCGTAATGCAAGTGATGTATAACCAACTTGGGCCTCAAGGCGCAACTGGCGCAACTGGTGCAACGATTTCTCCTCAAATTGACCTTTACACAACTTCTGACAGTTGGACAAAGCCCGCAGGAGCAAAGCTCGTTGTAGTTGAATGCGTAGCTGGCGGAAGTGGTGGTGGGTTTGGGGGAAAGCAGTCTGCTGGAACGGCAGTTTTTGGAGGAGCGGGAGGCGGTTCTGGTGGGTATGCCCGTGCAACAATTGATGCTTCGCAACTAACAGATGCGAGTTATACGATAACTGTTGGTAGCGGAGGCAATGGAGGAATTGGTGCTACTTTAACGAACGCTACATTAGGAACACTCTCATCTTTTGCTGGTATCACTCAAGGAACACTCGTTAGAGCATCTGCTGGTGGAACTATTGCTGGAAATGGAGGCACAGTCCAGCCGACATCGGGTGGTGCTGGTGCGCCTGCGGGAAATGGTGGAGGCGCGGCAAACATAACTGGAACCGGAGGTGCTGGTAGCGGAACAAACTTTTCTCCATCAAGCGGTGGTGCTGGCGGCGGTATAACTGCGGCGGCAGTTGTTGGAAATATAACAGGTGTATTCAATGGAGGAACGAGTGGCACTAATCATTTTGTTGGTTTGATAAGCAATGGAGGTGCTGCAAGCGCAACAGCAAATGGAGGTTCTGCAACTCCAACTACTCCAAGATTATTGTCTACATTGATGATTAATGGTTCTGGTGGTGGCGGTGGCGGAGCTTGTTCATTCGCTACTGGGTCTGGTGGTAACGGAGCAAATGGTTCAGCATATGGTTCTGGTGGCGGCGGTGGCGGATCGACCA